AAAGATCGGTAATAGTCTCCAGCCGTGTTGGTAGTGCGTAATGCGGGTTAGCGCCGCACTCTTGCGTGTTGTGCAAATACTAAAGACGGAAACACTGCTTTATGTGAGCGTGCTACCAACAACCTATTGGCGAAAACCATAAAGGTTTGATACACTGGCAACAATCAATCAAACCGAAGGGAATACGGGTCATGCCAGAAACCGCCACAAAGGGGACAAAACGCCCCGCAAAGCCATCAAAGCCTAAAGTACAGGCAAAGGGTGCTACCGCGCCCGCAAAGGTTCCAGACCCCGCAAAACAAGTCCCCATTGGTAGACCAGTAGAGTTCACAGACGCTATAGCAGACGAGATATGCTGGAGACTCACTCACGGTGAGCCATTAGTGCAAATGTGCAAGGACGACCACCTACCGCACGTCGCAACAATCTATCGTTGGTTGGCTCGCTTCCCAATCTTCTGCGATATGTACGCACGCGCACGAGAGGATCAGGCTGACACTAACGCTGACGAAATCCTCCAGATCGCTGATGAGCACCCTCCCGAGTACACCGACAAAGACGGTCGCACTACGCTGGACGCAACCTACATCAACTGGCAGAGGAGTCGCATAGAGGCACGCAAGTGGACGGCGGCGAAACTCAAGCCACGCAAGTACGGCGACCGCTTTGCTGTTGAGGGCGTAGTGGGTGGAGCGCCTATCGCCACTGAAAACAAAAGCATAGACAGGTTTACAGAGATCGTTAAAAACATCGAGATGACTAAACGTGCTGGCTAAAAAGTATTACAAATACTTCTGCTTGGTGTCGAAAAACACGGGGTTTTATCCCTTGTTTGGGTTTTAGGTAATACTTGTGTTAACAGAACTACTCGAAGACCCAGAAGTTCAGGCGGAGTTCAACGCCAAGCCAGAGCACGACCGCATTGCGTTAATCGCTCACCTTGAGTGGGTGGCGAGCGCCCACAAGTACCAGATACCTCCGCCGTTGGAGTTGGATTGGACGGTGTGGGCTTTGATTGCAGGCAGGGGCGCAGGCAAGTCCCATGCTGGTAGCCATGCGCTTTGGTGGTGGTGTTGGACGCACCCCGGCTCCCGTGGGCTGGTGTTGGCTCCAACATCTAACGACATCAAGTTCACCTGTTTCGAGGGCAAGTCAGGACTGCTCGCTAACATCCCTCCTGAATTGGTGGCTAAGTACAACAAACAAGACCACGAGATTACGTTGTCCAATGGATCGAGCATTCGTGGCATTAGCGCTGACTCCTATGAGCGACTACGCGGCCCGCAGTTCCATTGGTGCTGGGCGGACGAGTTGGCGGCATTCCAATACCTCGGCGCTGGTGAGGCGTGGGACATGATGATGATGGGTTTGCGTCTGGGCGACCAACCTCGTGTGATTGTGACCACGACACCGCGCCCAAAGGATTTAATCCTTGACCTGATAAGCCGTGAGGGTGACGACGTAATCATTGATCGCGCCAGCACCTACGAGAACAAAGCCAACTTAGCGGCTACCTTCAGCAAGCAACTTGAGCAGTACAAGGGTACGAAGTTGTATCAGCAGGAGGTGCTCGGCGAGGTGGTAGACCTCGAAGACGGCAAGGTGGTGAGCAGGGATATGTTCAAGATGTGGCCTGCTGGTAAGCCCTTCCCTAAGTTTGAGTACATCATTCAGTCCTATGACTGCGCCTACACCGACAAGTCCTACAACGACCCAACGGCGATGACAACGTGGGGAGTGTTCAAGCCACAGGACAACCCGATGTCCGTGCTCCTGATTGACTGTTGGGCAGAGCACCTGACGTTCCCTAAACTCAAGGAGCGGGCGCAGGACGAGTGGCGAGTGTCTTACGGTGAAGGCAGAGATGCCAAGCGCCCTGACCTGATACTGGTGGAGGAGAAGGCGGCGGGTCTATCCCTGATTCAAGAGTTGCAGAAGGCGCACTTGATGGTGCGGGGATATAACCCCGGTCGCGCTGACAAGATGCAACGCCTCCAAATCACCGCGGCTATCTTTGTTGCCAAGCGTGTCTGGCTCCCAGAGTCGGAGGTGCATAAGGGCTATGTGAAGGATTGGGCTGAAGGGTTCCTGTCCCAGATATGCGCATTCCCTGACTCACAGCATGATGACTATGTGGACTCAGCGACTCAGGCGATGCGTTGGTTGAAGGATATGGGCTGGCTCGACATTGACCCTGAGCCACGGTATGATGACGACGACGACGATTACTTCGATGCCCAGCCTGCGCGGGTCAACCCATATGCGGTGTAACTATGCCTAACTACTCCAAAATTGCCAGAGGATTGACAAGCGCGTTAAGAACGGAAGACGCAACAGCCAACGCAATTGGCAAAGCGGCGCAGTCGGCAGGGCAAAAGGCTCCAGTGGTTGCCAACAAGCCTTTGACCACCAATCAAGACTTCTATCAATCTTTGGGTGACGCAATCCAAGAGCGCGTGGCTAACAGGCAAAACCTAATTGAGTCTCTGCCCTACAAGTATGACGCTGGGCATTATGTGTTTACGGAAGACAGCGCTCGCAAGAACTGGCCTCCGATGAAAATTCTGTACCGCGATCTGGCTGGTAACAAATTGATGAGGGAAGACCAGAACGACCCGCTCAGTAAAGTCATTAAAGATGAAGTAACAGGCAAGGCTTTACGCACGCCCCATGAGCAGGGTTACAAAGTCAGACTAGAGCACGCCCCTGATAACTGGTCTGAGTTCTTGATCCCCGAGTCAGCAATTAAGGGCATGGTTAGCGAATCCAAAGGCGGTGCAATCCGCGGTGGTCTCTCAAGATTTGCAGATGGTGGGGCGGCGTTTGGCGTGATGCCACAGATGAAGCCAAGGCGTGCGCACCAAGACCGCGAGGCGTCTAAGAATGTGCCTGTCGATGCGGCAAGAGGGTTTGTGTCTGGAGCGCTAGGACAGTTGGGTGACCTAGAGTCCCTCATTCGTATGTTGCCGTATCTAGATGAGAAGACTATCCTGCCGACCAGCGAAGAGATTGAGAAGCGCCTGCCATTTAAGTCGGATACGCCAGTGAGTCGTGCGGCTACTGGGTTGGGACAGTTGGGTGGCTCGTTCTACACTGGCCCCGGCTCGGGCTTTCATGCGCTTGGCTCTGCTTATAAAGGTGCTAAAACTTTAGGTAAAGAGTTGGCAGAGACTGCTGGACATAGGATTGCAACGGGTCAGTCCCTAATCCCCGGCGTGCCTGCATCCCTTGCTAACCCACCAGTAATGCACATTGTCAAACCGACTGACGGCAATTGGTTGCCATCTACTGACCGCATCGTGTACAGAACACAACTTGACCGCGAGTTAGAGAAACTTCAAAAGGGTAGGCACAACCCAAGCAGTCAAGACATCAAGGAAATGCTTGAGGATGCAGTTGCAAGAGGAGACGCGCCCCAAGTAGCAGGATTTACCAGAGATTTGCAAAATGCAATTGGTAACGAAGCCGCCAACAAATGGATCAAATCCAACCTGAAGAACTACATCACTAAGCAAATGGGTACAGAGGCTGACCCAGTACGCAAGTTGGCGGAGGAAGGTATTACCGCTTTCCCTAAAAACGTGGATGAATATGGTGACTTGGAGTTGCATACATTTCCCAACTTTGATGTCAAAGGAAGACGAGAAGAATTTGGTTCTCCTGTTCGGGGTGTAGCACAAAACCCTTTGGCAAAGCATTATGAGTTTTTGGCTGACCAAGCCATTTTGCCAACGCAGGCTAAACACTATCAACGTGTGCAGGCGCTACCAGATATGCAACGTCCACGAGGATTTGCGGATATGCCTTGGGTAAATAAGATAGACCCAGAGACAAACATATATTCCTTGAGTGGAGATGCTGACTTTAGCAAGATGGGTTTTGACCACATCATGGATGTGTTGCGTGAAGATGTAGCCGCAGGTCGCATCCGCCCTGAGCAACTTAACAAGGTGAGCATGGAAGACGCTGTACGTCGCGCCCACCAGTACGACGAAGAGTTGAAGGCAAAGATGCTCAACGCTAGAGTTGCAGAGCAAACAAGCGCTAAGGTTCACAAAGAGTATCCCGAAGGATACAAGTGGGTGCAGTTAGACCAGCCGGGGCAGTTTGCTTTGGAGTCTGACATCATGGGTCATTCCGTGCGCGGATACGAACCCTCACAAGGTCACCCTGATTGGACAGAACTATCTGGTAACTCAGGTTATCGTGACTACGGTCATGGTGGATATGAAGCCATTAAGTCTGGAGCCGCTAAGATTTATTCTTTGCGTGACCCCAAGGGAATGTCGCACGCTACGATTGAGGTTGGCAAAGGGCAAGCCCACACCACACATGGAGATATGAACAAAATTTATGCTCAAGCAAACGATGAAGCCAATGCTAAAAACTTTAATGATTATCATCAGCGCGATAGTTTTTATGCAAACAGAGTAAGAGATTTGCACAATGAGTTGTTAGACAAAAAACAAGCAGAAGCGCTACCTCGTATTTCTCAAATCAAAGGCAAACAGAATGCCGCACCCAATGAAGAGTATCTGCCTTACGTCCAAGACTTTGTAAGAAGCGGTCAATACTCAGACGTTGGAGACCTTGCCAACACTGGTTTGAAACCGTTGACTCATATCAATGAAGACACAATAAATAAAATTGGATTAAAAATACCAAAATATGTAACTGAACAAGAATTAAAAGATTTAAATAATTTTATTTATAACTACAAACCAGAGCATGGATTGCCACATGAAGTTCCATTGCCTGAGTCAATACAAAAATTTAGGTCTGAAAAAACACCACCAGAAGGCATGGCACAAGGCGGCGCTATCCATATGCAAGTCGGCGGACTCAGCGCTTTAGCCAAACTAGGAAAGGCTGGAACCAAACTGAGTAAGGCGGAGGAAGCCGCACTTCGCGCCAGAGGCATGGGCGTTCCAAGCGTTGACTTTGCTGATCCAATGAACCCCAAGGACATCATGCGGATGTCTGAGGCTTTGGGTAATGCTGGCGCAGAAGGCATGACTCTCAACCTAACGCAGGCTGATCGATCCCGAGTGTTCGGCCCCAACAAAGGTGGAACAGGTTTCTCTGGCTTGCAATTGACTAGCAAACCACACCAGAAAGCGGGTACGACTTGGGGCGTAGGTAAACCTAGCCACGCCACTCGCCTAATAAATGCCAATACGCCAGAAACTGTTTGGTCAACCTTTGTTGGTTCACCAACTCAGCACATGAGTAACCCAGTGACTGTTGAGCGTATGTATGAGGCGCATAGAGCGGCTAACCCTTCTGCTGACTTAATTGACAAAATGAATGCGCAGGTCAACGGTGCTGTTCACCCAAAGTCTGGCAAATTAATATTTCCTGAAGGCATTGATGTCAGTGACCCGACCGTGTTGGATAAGGCTAAGACATTTGACCAACGCAAAGTGTTAGCGCAGGCTATGACGATGGGCGGGGAGAAGCGGGGCGAAAAGGCAACGCAAGAAGCGTTCAAGATTATTAGAGAAGAGACTGACCCATTGTTAGCCAACTCGCCTACATACGCTGTGGGCAATCGCCTGTTCACTATTGATAGCGACACTGGCATCTATCGCCCTGACCTCAATGCGGCATTCCCGCATCAAGTGACAGGCACTGACCTTGGCTTGTTGTTTGAGCCAGCCCCTGTTGAGTTTGCCGCGCCTGACTTTGTGGCTAAGTATGCAAATCGTAAGAACAAGGCAGGCAATCCCCAACCGATGGGTCACAAAGACTTGACGGCAACAACGCCCAAGCAATTTGTAAGCGAAGACTATTTAACCAACCTTCAAAAAGAAGGTCATAAAGACGGAGGCTCTGTGGAACAAATGTCATGGCTAGATGCCCTAAACAATCACCATCGCAAGATGGCTGGCGGAGGTGTGGTCAATATGAGCGACACAACGCCTGACGTAACGGATGGTGAGAACATCATTCCGCATAGTTTTTATGCCAAGGGTGGACAAGTCTTAGGTTATGAAGACTCAAATAATTTTTTAAGGAATATGTATGGCAACTGAAATGCCCAATGATCCAGAGTTTGATAGATTCATAAACGGGATTAAAAACAACGCTGATGGCGGTGCTGACGTACAGTTGGACGAAGAGATAAACGACGTTGAAGAACTAGAAGATGGTTCGGCAATTGTTCGCTTGGGCGAGGACAAAGGCCCCGAGGAGGACGCAGAATTCTACGAAAACCTTGCAGAAGAGGCGGTAAACCTGTACGACCTAGACAAGGTTGGTATGCGTTATATCGACTTGATCGAGAAAGACAAGGAAGCGCGAAAGAACCGCGACAAGCAGTATGAAGAGGGATTGAAGCGCACGGGCTTGGGGAATGACAGCCCCGGCGGTGCTCAGTTCCAAGGCGCATCCAAGGTCGTCCACCCCGTTATGGCTGAAGCCTGCGTGGACTTTGCCGCTCGTGCTATCAAAGAACTCTTCCCACCAGACGGCCCCGTCCGCACCAAGATCATGGGCGAAGCCTCTGAGGAAAAGACCGAGCGTGCAGAGCGTAAGCGCGATTGGACAAACTGGCAGTTGACTGAGCAGATTGAAGAGTTCCGCGACGAGCAAGAGCAGTTGCTTACCCAACTACCTTTGGGTGGCTCACAGTACATGAAACTCTGGTACGACGAGCAAAAGAAGCGCCCCTGCGCTGAGTTCGTCCCTATTGACAACGTAATGCTTCCCTACGCCGCGGTGAACTTCTACACTGCCCAGCGCGTAACTGAGATGCAAGACATTACAGGTATGGAGTTCAAGCGCCGTATTGACGCTGGCTTGTACCGTGACATTGATTTTATCCGTGCGACTTCTGAACCAGAGCAAACGGCATCTGAGAAAGCCAACGACAAAATCGAAGGTAAGTCTTGGAGTGACAACGAGGATGGTCTGCGCAAGGTCTACCACGTTTACACATGGTTGGAACTTGAAGACGATCCTGTAACCAAGGGCGCACTCGCTCCTTACATCTTAATGTTGGATGACCTTGAGCACAAAGTGCTTGGTCTGTACCGCAATTGGGAAGAGGGCGACGACACGATGACCAAGTTAGATTGGCTCATTGAGTTTAAATTCATCCCTTGGAGGGGCGCATACGCTATTGGGCTACCCCAACTCATCGGAGGCTTGACAGCCGCCCTGACGGGCGCTTTGCGTGCCTTGTTGGACACCGCTCACATCAACAACTCGGCAACGATGCTGAAGTTGAAGGGGGCGAAGGTTTCTGGTCAATCGCAAAGTATTGAGGTGACGCAGGTAACGGAGATTGAGGCAGGCCCCGGCGTGAACGACATTCGCTCTATTGCCATGCCCATGCCGTTCAACGCGCCCAGCCCAGTGCTATTTTCTTTGCTTGGTTGGCTGACAACCGCCGCCAAAGGCGTGGTCACCACCGCTGAGGAGAAGATTGGCGATGTATCTGCTAACACCCCAGTGGGAACCACGCAGGCATTGATTGAGCAGGGAGCCGCCGTGTTCTCCGCCATTCACGCACGCTTGCATGACAGCCAGCGCCGAGTGCTTGGCGTGTTAGGTCGCATCAATCGTTGGTATTTGGACGATATGCGCAAGGGCGATGACGTTGCCGAATTGCCAATCAGCCGTGACGACTTTAAAAAGAACAGCGACATTGTCCCTGTGTCTGACCCGCACATCTTCTCTGAGACCCAGCGTATGGCTCAGATGCAGGCGGTGTTGCAGATGTCGTCTGCGAACCCGGGGTTGTTTGACCAAAAGGCGGTACTGAGTCGAATGCTCAAGCAGTTAAAGATTCCTGACATTCAGGAGTTGTTGCCCAACGCATCCAAGCCTACGGAACTCAACGCGGCGGATGAAAACGCGGCAATGTCTTTGGGTAAGTCTGCCTTTGCATACCCCAACCAAGACCATCTTGCGCACATTCAAACTCACCTTACCTTTGGCTTAGACCCAACGCTAGGATCAAACAACCTGATTGCGCCTAAGTTCATTCCGCAGGCGCTAGAGCACATCAAGCAACACATGATGCTTTGGTATACAGGTCAGATGAATGGATATGTGACTGCGGGAACCAACTTCAAACTTGGCAAATATGAAGATAGCAAACTAGCCCCAGAGATTGACAAGGCTATGGCTATTGCTTCAGACCACGTTAAGTTGGATACCGCTGAGGTTTTCAAAGGTGTTATGCCAGCCCTACAACAATTGGGTCAGGTCATGCAACAGTTCAAGCCACCAGCACCGCCTATGGATGGCGAGGCTCAGGCTGTGTTGCAGGCTTCTATGGCGGAAACCCAAAGAAGAGCGGCGCAAGACCAAGCCTCTAATCAACTCAAGATGCAGGAAATGCAAGCGCGTATGGAGCGCGAAAACAAAGATTTGCAAACTCGTATTGCTATGAATGCCGAAAACAACCTAACGAAAGAACGGATGATGACGGCAGACCTAACGGTCGAAGAGGCAAAACTGCAAAGAGAGCAGGAGCAGACTGCTGTGAAACTGCAACAAACCACGCAACGCAACTTAGGAGAATGACATGGACGACAAAGTTAAAGAGTATCAATCGGAAGATGTACGTCAAAAGGCACGCAACGCCGCTGGCGCATGGATTAACGGCAGTGAATTAAAAGAGAAGAATACAGCGACACAACCTAAAGCAAACAGTGATCATGGGAATTTCTCCCAAAACAAGGGCGTAGACAAGTCCAACGCATGAGGTACGTTTCCGACTTCATCGGCGCTGTAAAAGCGCGTCAAACCGAGATTGCTCAGTCGGTTGTTGCAGGTAACTGTGAGAACCACGAGGCATATCAGAGGTTGGTCGGTACTTATGCAGGGCTTGTAGAGGCTCTTGACATCCTAGATAACCTTTTAAAGGAAGAAGATAAAGATGAGTAACAGCACGGTAGCGGGTAATGCCGCTGATATAGAGGAGGCTTTTCCTCTTGTAGACCCCGGTGCGATTCCATTAGGCGCTCGTGTACTTGTACAAATGAGAATAGCCAAAAAAAGAATGACCGAATCGGGAATTATCCTGCCTGAAGAAACACGAGACACCGAGCGGGCGCAAAACCCAATTGGTCGAGTCGTGGCGATTGGCCCCCTCGCGTTCAAGAAGCGCGATTCAATGGAACCTTGGGTTGAGGGCAGTTGGTGTGAAATAGGCGATTTTCTTCGCGTACCACGATGGACTGGCGACCGCTGGACTGTCAAGCACGGAGATGACGAACAAGTGGAGTTTATGATTATGAATGACCACGAAGTTATTGCTAAAGTAACAGGTAATCCGCTTGAAGTGAGGGCATTTATATGAGTACCGAACAAATTACGGCTGAAAAGCCAGAAGTAATCACAATTCAAGAGGAGGTGGACGGTTCCGCAACGATTGAGTTGCCAGAAAGTATTCCATCCCCTGACGTACAGGCAGACTCAGAGCACGAAGACTCTGACGAGGCTGATGATCGAGCCAGACGCGCAGAAATGGCATCTGGTGGTGAGGTAGATGCTGATGCGGAAGCGATGCGTGAGGCAAAACGTCAAAAAAGACGCTCTCGCAAAGAGTATCACCGCAATGTCGAGCAAGAAAAAAGCGTAAAAATCCATCATTTGGAGCGCCAAAATCAAGAATTGCTTGAGCGCATGGCAGTTTTGGAGAAAAAGACGCATGGTTCTGAGGTTGCCCGAATAAATAAGGCAATTGAGAACGAGTATTCCAAGATTCAGTTTGCTAAATCCAAAATGGAAGAGGCTACAGCCACTGGAAACGGTGCTTTGGCGACGAATGCTCAGGAAATGTGGTTTGATGCGCGTAGAAATGCTGAGGCTCTTGAGAATATCAAGAAAAAAGCCACTGCACAGCGCCCACAACCCACTATTCAAGCGCCTGACCCAACGGTACAGAATTTTGCTAACCAATGGATGTCAAACAATTCTTGGTATGACCCCAGAGGCAAAGATTCTGATTCCAAGATTGCTTTAACAATCGACGCGGCTCTTGCAGAGGATGGTTATTCACCCCAAACAGCAGAATTTTGGGAAGAACTTGACAATCGCTTGCACAAGTACCTACCACACCGTTATACTAATAGCGCAAATGAGAAAACAACTGAACGACGACACCGTAATGTTGTGACGAGTTCGGGACGCGAAGCAGTATCGAGTAGTGGTGGTAGAAATACCTTCACCCTAAACCCAGATCAGGTTAGGGCTATGAAAGATGCGGGTATGTGGGACGATCCTGAGAAGAGAGCGCGAATGGTCGCTCGTTATGCTAAAGAAGCACGTCAAAACAACGGATATAGGAGTTAAAAATGGATTCTCGTTTAAAGAAAAATTTGTCTGCTGGTGGACGCGAAAATCGCGCAAGTCTTGATAAAAGTCGAGAGGCCCCTGAAGACCAGTTCGTATCGTCTGAGGAACGTCGCAAGATGTGGAAAGATGAGTGGACACAAAGCGCGTTGCCCAATGTCCCTGAAATGAAGGGATGGCATCTTTGCTGGTTATCGACAACCAATGCGTATGACAGCATTGACAAGAGGATCAGGCTTGGCTATCAACCCGTGAAAGCGGATGAGATGCAAGGTTTTGATAATTATCGAGTCAAGTCTGGCGAACAAACTGGTTATATCGCGTGTAATGAGATGCTCTTGTACAAAATCCCTATGGATATGTATCAAGAAGTTATGTCTCATTTTCACCATGAAGCACCGCTTGAAGAGGCGAACAAGATTCGCTTACAAGCAGAGCAACAAGTGGGACGTGATAGCCGAGGGAGACCTCTGGGTCAGATTGAAGGCGAAGGTTTGGACAACATAGATAAGCCGATACCTGCTCCGCATTTTGCTGGGTAGGGATGTTTTAACAAACAAGGAGTAAGACTATGTCTTCAACAAACGCTCCGTTCGGTCTGCGCCCATCGTTCCATCCTTCGGGTCTGGATCGCGCTGTCGCGCTGGCTAACGGTATCGCCTCTGGCTATAGCACTGGCATTTTAAAAGGCCAACCTGTAGCCCTCAACACTAGCGGTAACATCATTACTGCTACTGCGGGCAGTGCCTTCCAAGGCGCATTCGCTGGTCAAGAGTACACCGACCTTACAGGTCGCCGTGTAGTCAGCAACCAATGGATTGCAAGCACTGCATACCAGACTGGCTCACAAGTGACTTATTACTATTCTGATCCTAATATCGTTTACGACATTCAGGCAGATGGTTCTTTGGCACAAACGTCAGTTGGTGATCAAGCAAACTTTACAAACGTGTCGGCTGGTTCAACAACCACAGGTCTTTCACAATGCACCATCTCTACGAGTTTGGTGGGTACGAGCGCTGTTGGTGATCTTCGCATCATCAATTTGTCGCCCGCTGTTGATAACGCATGGGGTGATGCATACACTGTGGTTCAGGTTCAAGTGAGCCGTAGCCAGTATGTCGCCACCATTAACGCCATCTAAGGAGTAAATTATGGCCGCTCCAATGCGCAGTACGGACTTTAGAAGTATTGTTGAACCTATCCTCAACGAATGCTTCGATGGAGTCTATGACCAACGTACCGATGAATGGTCACGGGTTTTCCGTGAGCAAGAAGGTATTCCACGCAACTACCACGAAGAACCAGTCCTTTATGGATTTGGAGCCGCACCTCAATTGCCTGATGGAACACCAGTGTCCTATCAGCAAGGTGGTGTTCTCTTCTTGCAACGCTATGTGTATAACGTGTATGGCTTGGCCTTCGCGTTAACCAAAGTGTTGGTTGAAGATGGCGACCATATCCGTATCGGTCAGGTTTACGCTCGTCACTTGGCTCAGTCTTTGATTGAGACTAAAGAGACATTGAGCGCTAACGTGTTGAACCGTGCGTTTAACTCTTCGTACCCCGGTGGTGATGGCGTTCAATTGAACTCCGCTTCTCACCCAATCGTGAATGGTACTTTCAGCAACTTGTTGACCACAGCCGCTAACCTGAGCCAAACATCGCTTGAGCAGATGTTGATTCAGATTCGCCAAGCAGTGGACAACAACGGTAAGAAGATTCGTTTGGTTCCACGTCAATTGATCGTGGCTCCCGGCAACGTCTTCCAAGCCGAAGTTTTGTTGAAGTCTGTTCTCCGCTCTGGTACTGGTAACAACGACATCAATCCTGTTAAGTCTATCGGCCTCTTGGACGAAGGCGCGGCAGTGTTGTCACGTTTGACCAGCGCTACAGCATGGTGGGTACAAACTGATGCACCAGAAGGCATGAAGTTGCTAATGCGTCGCAAACTCGAAAAAACTATGGAAGGTGATTTCGAGACCGACTCTATGCGCTACAAGGCTACTGAGCGTTATCAAGTGGGCTTTACTGATCCACGCGCCGTTTACGGCACACCCGGCGTGTAAAAACCGCCACAGGGGTTGGGATAAAACCCAACCCCTTTTTTTGTTAATTTGTATTTGTCATACTTTTCAAGGAGAAGACAAAATGCCTCAATATTCAGACGACCTATTCTTAGGCCCAGCCGTTACCTACATGGGTACGGGTCTGCGCCCCTACACCTCAACCTTTACTGGTTCAATTTCAACCACGGTATTGAACGTCACAGCAATGCTGTCTGGTTCTCCAATCGTGGTTGGTATGTACATTGACGGTACTAGCGTGACCGACGGTACTTACATTACTGCCTTTGGCACTGGCACTGGTGGCACAGGTACTTACACAGTAAGCGCCTCATCCACAGCGTCTAGCACCACAATTACTGGACACACCAATGTCCCTCTTGATAACCCTGCTCCTATGGACTTGGGTGTTGGCCCTCTCGGTCGCATCTACGTTTGGGACATCGTTCCTCAAGCCGCTGTCACCAACAACATCGCCGCGTCGCAAACTGCCGCCGCCGCTGGTGCTGTCACCCTGACTGCTGGCACCTCAGTAAAGTCTGTCACTACTGCTGGTGGCGTAACTGTGTTGCAGTTAGACTGCCCTCGCGCTGTTAAAGTGAACTGCTCTACAACTGCTCGTGCATTTACTGTCAGTGGTTACGACTACTACGGACAAACAATGAGTGAGACCATTACTGTTGCTGTGGCTGGCACTGCTGTTACTGGAAAAAAAGCGTTTTTCCAAATTTCTGGCGCAACGATTGCTGGTTCCGCAACGGCTGTTGTTATTGGCACAAGTGATAAATTAGGTATTCCAGTTCGCGTGTTTAACGTGTCTTATGTTGCAAGCGTTAAGAGCAATGACACACTTGCGCAAGACACTGGTACTTTTGTTGCCGCAGATACCGCAACAGCCACGACCACCACTGGTGATGTTCGCGGTACATACGCCCCTGCCACTGCATCGGACGGTATTGTTCGTACAACAATGGGAATTTTGTTGCCTGCAATCGCTGTTGGCCCTAACGCTACTCGCGTTGGCGCTCTCGGTGTCACTCAAGCCTAAAGGAGACTGACATGGGTCAATTTAAACCAATGGTCAAGATGGAGACCACAGAACCAACCGTTGAGTTAAAACTCAAAAAAGGTGGTGCAGTCAAAATGAAAAAGGGCGGAAGCACCACTAAAGCCAAGAAAATGGCTATGGGTGGTGGCGCTATGGACATGATGACTGGAACACCTGCTTTGTTGGGTCGTCCTGCTGTTAACGCTCCAGTGCGCACCCCTATGAAGCCCTCAATGGCTATGCGTCGTAAAGCGATGATGGCAAAGCCTGCTGTCACGCCGTCAGGCCCCCCAATGGCTATGCCTATGATGAAAAAGGGTGGCAAGATGATGATGGAGGGCGGCAAATCTGATATGGCGCAAGACAAAGCCATGATCAAGAAGGCGTTTAAGCAACACGATATGCAAGAGCATAAAGGTGGCAAAGGAACGGCATTGAAACTTAAAAAAGGTGGCATGAAAAAATTTGCCACTGGCGGTTCAATTCCTTCTGAGGAAACTTACGGTTCTTACGACACCACATTAGTGCATCAAGCCAAGCCTGACAATTCACCAGCCAAAACTGGTGGTGTGCGTTATGGCAACGCTGGTGGCTTCAAAAAGGGTGGAAAAACTAAGTATGCAACTGGTGGCGTGGCTAAGTCCAATGCTGGCGGTTATGCAACTGGAGGCTCTATTCCTTCAGAGACTACAAGTGGCTCATATGACACTACGCGGATGCATCAGGCAAAACCAGATCGCTCAAGAGCCGTAACAGGCGGTGTGCGTAACGGTAATGCTGGTGGTTTCAAAATGGGGGGCAAAACCTCAAAAAAAGCCTACGCGACGGGGGGAACTGTTGATTCAGGTCGCGCCGTCGCAATGCCGCAAGGCAATAAGCCAGTTCCAGCACCAGTAGCAATTAGTCGCTTATCTGGCACTTACAAAAAAGGTGGCAAGGTAACTCCTGCGGAAGCACGCTTGTTGAAAAACAACGCCGCGGAGAACTTTATGTCCATGCGAGATGCCAAAAAGGATAGCAACCTGAAATATGGTTCGCCTAAACGCATGGCTGGTGGTGGTACTCCTTCTACCAAAGAGTTGGAAGATATGTCCAATGGCGCGTATGACGCTCACTATGCCAATGAAAGGGCAGAAAACGAGTCAATGCGCAACATGATTCTTGACCCGCTCAAGAGTCTTGGACAGCACGTTATGCGTTCTTTTGACCCAGAGGGTTACTTCAAGGGCGATGAGCGCAAGAAGTTATTCGAGAGTCAATCTCGTAACTACTTGGCTGACAGAATAAAAGCAGATCGTGCGGCTAAAGGGCAGGGAGCAGTGACTCAGACTGAAAAGTCTGTAACTGTTACACCAGCAGGAAAGAAGCGTGGCGGACGCGCTTGTTAAAACGAGTGGGGGCTTCGGCTCCCACTTCTAATTGGAGATTTATATGGCTATTACGGCTACATCACAAACATTGTTTGATGGCGAACGAGTTGCCATCATGAAGTTCTATGCGTCTATGGGCGCAACAGAAAACGAAACCAACGTCGTCAAAGTCAATCCTTCAACCCTTCTTCCATCTAACGCTGGTGGTGCTTGCGATGCTGTAAGCATTTTAAAAGTTACCGCATTGACGCATGGACTTGAGGTTCAAATGAACTGGGTGGCTACGGCTCCCGTGGTTATTGAACTTATTCCTCAAAACACCCAGTACACGCAAGACTTTTCCAACTTTGGTGGCTTGACCAACAATGCTGGTGCAGGTAAGACTGGTTCAATTTCTTTCAGCACTTTAGACGGTGGTGCTGGGGATGCATATACAGTCATTCTTGAAATGCAAAAACATTACGTTAATCCTGTTATCTAACCATGCCAAGCAAATCACCTGCCCAACACAATTTAATGGCGGCGGTCGCACATAACCCTGCGTTTGCTAAAAAAGTTGGTATACCTCAAAAGGTTGGCAAAGAATTTAATGAGGCTGACAAAGGTAAAAAATTTAAAGGAGGCGGCTTGTATGACAACATTAATGCAAAACGTGAAAGAATTTCTGAAGGCTCTGGCGAAAAAATGCGTCGAGTTGGTAGCAAAGGTGCGCCAACGGCTGAAGCCTTCCGAGAGTCAGCCAAAACAGCCAAAGTAAAATGAGCAAGAAGAATGTAAGTCTTGCAGTTGGTCGCGGTGAAAAGTTGTCTGTTGAAAAAGGTGCTGGATTAACAGCCAAAGGTAGGGCAAAATACAACCGTGAAACTGGGAGCAATTTAAAGGCTCCACAGCCTAAAGGTGGCGCTCGAAAAGACTCATTTTGCGCACGCATGAGCGGCGTTGTAGAACATTCAAAGGGGGACGCACCACGCGCTAAAGCATCGCTAAAGCGGTGGGACTGCCCCGGTTGGTAAAAGGATAGGTAATGGCTTACTCAGGAACCGTCGGCACAACCGTTATCAACGTCCAAACGCTGATAGATCACGGCGCACGTCGGTGTGGAAAGTTAGCCGAAGAATTAACCTCTGAGCAGGTTCTTTCTTCTCGTCAATCACTTTTCTTTTTGTTGTCCCATCTTGCCAACATTGGCATCAATTATTGGGCAATAAGCAAAAAAGTCTTTGGTCTTAACGCAGATCAGTACATTTACTCTATGCCATTGGGCTGTATTGACGTTTTGAATGTGCTTTACCGCACAATAAACCGTCCAAATGGTGCATATACCACCTCAGCGGGCGGTGTGGTGGCAAATGTGTATGACGGCGATGTCAATACTTATTGCCAGCAAACGTCAACAAACGGCAATATTGCGGTCAATTTTGGCTCTAGCAACCCCATTTATATTGGTTCGATTGGATTTTTACCCTATGTAGCAAGTAATGGATCAGCCACTTGGTCAATTGCGTTGGAATACTCCACTGACAATTCAACATGGACTATGTTGCAAGATTTGGGAACCATTGTGGTTTCTAACAACGAGTGGGTGTGGACGGATATAGACCCCGGCGAGTCGGTCGCTTACTACCGAATTCGTGCCTACAACAGCACAACCTTGGCTCTGCGTGAGTTGTACTTTGGTAACAACAGCCGCGAGATTCAAATGGCTCGCTTGAACCGTGACGACTACACCAATCTGCCAAACAAGAACTTTACGGCTAATCAACCCTATCAGTTTTGGTTTGATAGAACAATCCCGCAGGCTACGGTCTATTTGTGGCCTACCCCTAGCGATCCGTTCATTCAGATGACTGTGTGGTATCAGCGCCAGATCATGGATGTTGGTGCGCTTACTGACGAATTAGAAGTCCCACAACGCTGGTATGAGGCTGTTGTGTTCATGTTGGCTCACCGTATGAGCCTAGAGTTGCCACAAGTGGCGAATGATCGAATTACTTACCTTGAGAAGATGGCTGATCGTTTCTATTCAGAAGCCGAGGCAGAAGAGCGCGATAAGTCGCCAATCTACCTTGCCCCTAACATTTCGGTGTATACAAGATAATGCCAATCTTTCTTGACACAATCGGATTGACATCTCTTGCCATCGCGGTTTGCGATAGGTGCAAGATGAAAGTTCCTTTTGTCACGCTGGTGGCGGACTCTAACGCGCCCGGCTTACGGGTTTGCGCAGAACGTGGGTGTAAAGACCAACTTGATCCTTATCGACTTCCCGCTAGAAAGACTGAGCGCATTAATCTTAGATTCCCACGTCCTGATGTTAGCGTTGCCGCAAACGACAACTTCTTGATGACAGGTAGCAAAAACCTTGATGGTTCGAGCCAATTCCAGATTTCTACGGAGCAGAACACTCAGACTCCTACAAATACTGGAAACAAAGATACTATTGCTCCGAACCCTCCAGACAATACGAGTACATAAATGTCAGCACAAGTCGTCATTACCCAACTCCCAGCCGCTGGCGCTCTAACAGGCACAGAGGCGGTTCCTATTGTCCAAAATGGAGTGACAGTTCAGACTACGACTGGCGCAATTGCCGTCCAGCCTACTCAGACTCAGACGTTTTTAACGGCAACACAGCAAACGTCGTTACCTAATAGCCGTTATGTAACCGCTGGCACTGGTTTGTCTATTACTGATGGTGGAGCAGGCTCGTTCTTTAGGGTAAATCTTACGGATACCGCCCTAAGCCTTGATAACGCCGCTGGTGGCATTATTGTGAAGGACTCGGCATCTACGGTAGCCTCGCGGTCAATTGCTGTCTCTGGCAACGGTTTAAGCGTTTCCAACGCTAATGGCACTGGCGGCAACCCAACACTAGCCTTGAGCGGTCTGCCTGCTACTTTGGCTAACCTAAGTGGCTCTGGAATGCTTGCCATTATTAGTGGCACTAGTATTAACCCTCGTACCATTACTGGTACGTCAAATCAAATCACGCTGACAAATGGCGATGGTCAGGCTGGTAACCCAACAATTGCTTTGGCTGACAACACGGTGATGCCCGGCACTGGGGGTATGGTTGTACCTATTGGAACAACTGCCCAACAGCCAGTAGGTACGGCTGGGCAGATTCGTTATAACAGTGAAACCAATGCGTTTTACGGATACGCCTCTGGCGCATGGAATGCTTTTACTCTGGCTGGCGGTGTTTCAACCTTTAGTGCAGGCACAACAGGTTTTACGCCATCCTCGGCGCAATCTGGAGCAATAACTCTTGGTGGAACTTTAAACGCCGCAAACGGCGGAACTGGTGCAACCTCGTTGACGGGTTATGTGTATGGCAACGGCACTGGTGTAATGACTGCCAGCACCACCATACCAAGCACGGCAATTACTGGGTTAGGCACTATGGCGACCCAAAATGCCAATGGTGTTGCAATTACTGGTGGATCAATTGCTGGCGTAACTATCAATAGTTCTGCAATTGGTGGGTCAACGCCTGCGGCTGGTGCTTTCACTAGCGTAGCGATGACCACAGGAACAATTACCACAGCGCCTTCTAGTGACAATGACATTGTCAATAAGTTGTATGCCGACGCGCTTGTGTCTGGTATTAATTTTCACGCCGCTTGTAACTATGCAACTACCGCAGACCTTGGAGCCGTCACATATAACAACGGCGCTTCTGGTGTTGGCGCAACATTAACCAAAACAGCGCCTCTCTCCGCCTTATCAATTGATGGCTCAACGCCAGCGGTTGGTAACCGTATTTTGGTCAAAAATGAGACCAATGGCGCTTATAACGGCATTTATACGGTAACTGTTGTTGGTTCTGGCGCTACGGCTTGGGTGTTAACTCGCGCCACTGATTACGACAGCACTGGCACTGGAACCAATGAAATTGACCAAGGCGACTACGTTTTGGTGTTGTCTGGTACTGTAAACGCCAATACATCATGGGTTCAGCAAACTGCATTGCCAATTGTGATTGGTACAACTGCCTTGGTTTGGACGCAGTTTGGTGCGGCAACTGTCTACACCGCTGGTACAGGGTTAACTCTTGCAGGCAATGTTTTTAGCATAACCAACACAGCGGTGACTGCGGCAACCTATGGTTCTGCCTCTCAAGTTCCTGTTTTGACGGTAAATGCGCAGGGTCAACTGACTGGCGTAACAAATACCTCAATTGCCATTGCCGCAGGCGCTGTATCAGGTCTTGCACCTTCTGCAACAACTGACACGACCAATGCATCCAACATCACCTCTGGAACGCTCCCTACGGGTCGTTTGAGCGGTTCTTACACTGGTATTACTGGTGTCGGTACGCTGGCGGCGGGAACTTGGAACGGTACAGCAATTGGCGTGGCTTACGGTGGCACGGGACTAACTGCAACTCCGACCAACGGTCAATTGCCTATTGGTAATGGTACTGGCTACTCTTTGGCTACCCTAACAGCAGGAACTAACGTCAGCATCAGCAATACGGCTGGTGGCATCACGATCTCTGCGACACCTTCCGCTGGCGGTACGGTTTCGTCAGTTGCCATGACTGTGCCTACGTTCTTGTCTGTATCTGGTTCCCCAATCACTACAAGTGGCACTTTGGCTGTAACTTTGTCTGGTACAGCCCTTCCAGTGGTAAACGGTGGTTCTGGGGCTACAACCCTGACTGGTTACTTGTATGGCAACGGAACTAGCGCATTTACAGCATCCACAACAATTCCTAACACAGCAATTACTGGTTTGGGAACGATGTCTACTCAAAATGCCACTTCAGTAGCAATTACTGGTGGCACAATTGAAGGAACATCGGTTGGTGCAACAACAGCCTCGACAGTGCGCGGTACAACGATTACTGCGACAACTCAATTTACTGGCGCAGGAACTGGCTTAACTGGCACGGCTTCTGGTTTGTCGATTGGTGGCAACGCGGCAACGGCAACGCTGGCAACTACGGCAACAAACGTGGCAGGTGGCGCGGCAGGTTCTATTGTTTACCAAACTGGTTCTGGTACTACATCAACACTCGCACTAGGAACTCAGGGCTTTGTTCTGACGGCTGGTGCAACTGCTCCCACTTGGAGTGAAATTTCAGGAGGAACATTCTAATGGCGGCTACAGGCTTTACCCCAATTTCGCTGTACTACAGCACGACAGCATCGGCTGTCCCATCGTCTGGGAACTTAGCGAATGGCGAGTTAGGACTCAACATCAACGACATGAAGTTGTACGCCAAGAACAGTTCTGGCGTGGTAACTTTGTTGGCTTCTGCTTCTGCAACTACGGCGGTCAACACCATTTCGTTTGGAACGACTGGTCTTACCCCAAATACGGCAACTTCAGGTGCTGTTACGGTTGCAGGAACTTTGGCAATTACTAATGGTGGTACAGGTCAAATAACTGCAACAGCGGCTTTTAATGCCTTGGCTCCAAGCCAGACGAGCAATGTTGGTAAATACCTAACCACAGACGGTACGACTACATCTTGGGCAACGGTTGTTTCTGGTGCGACTATCAGCAACGACACAAGTACAGCGTCAAACCTGTACCCCATGTTCTCAAACGCCACAAGTGGCACGCCAACGACGGTGTATACCAGTAACGCAAAGTTGTTGTACAAGCCCTCTACAGGCGAGTTGCAAGCCTCTGAAATGGTGGCATCAAACGGCATTTTCGTTAATAATGCAACAGTGTCAGCAAGTTATACGGTAGCAAGTGGTTACAACGCAATGTCGGTTGGCCCTGTCACTGTGGCTTCTGGTCAAAGCGTAACCGTCACCAGCGGTCAGCGCTGGGTCGTACTTTAAGGAAAAAACATGAGTTCAGTAGTTATTTCAGGCGACACATCGGGTTCGGTAACCCTGCAAGCGCCAGCCGTTGCTGGTACTACCGTATTGACCTTGCCTGCGACCAGTGGCACAGTTATTACGACAACTAGCGGTACTGCATCATCTGCTACTACCGCAACGACTGCAACAAATCTTGCTGGTGGTTCCAACGGTACGATTCCTTACCAGTCAGCATCTGGCACAACACAAATGTTGGCTGTTGGTACAAGCGGTCAAGTTTTGCAAACAAACGGTGCTGGTGCGCCAAGTTGGGTGACTCCTAGTGCGGGTGCTATGACACTTATTAGTACTCAAACTGCTTCAAGTTCTGCATCAATATCGTTTACAGGATTATCTGGTTACGATAAATATATGTTGATTTATGAAAATGTAGTTCCTAGTAGCACATCTGGCGCATCCTTTTATATGCAATTTGGAACAGGCGGTGGGCCAACTTATGTAACAAGTGGTTACTATATGTATTATTTCCAAAGAACATCGAATAGCGCTGGTCTTGCAAATAATCCAGCCAATGCAATCAGTTATCCAAATCAATCTATCTGGTATTTTGGTAGTAGCACAGGAGTTGCGGCTAATACAACTGTTTGTTCTGGTTCTTGTATGTTTTCTGGAATCACATCAAGTGGCGGTAAAAATTACAGTTGGAATACTTATGCCTATGACACTAACAATGCACCATCAGGAAATGTTCCCGCTTATGAAATTGATTACGGTGTAGGTTACAGCGCTAATTCTTCAACAGTTACTGCTTTGAAATTTTATCCCACAAATGGAAGTTTTACTTCTGGCACATTTTCTCTGTACGGCATTTCATCTTAAAAGGAAAAATCATGGCACTTAATGAAAAAATTAAAGCATATCTTGCACAATCTAACATTGCGTTTACAGCGGGTGACTACCAAACTGGTCAACCAGAAGGTCAAGAAGACCAAGTGTTGATTTGGAATACAGAAAAGTTAGGTGCTCAACCAACACAAGAGCAATTGGACTCTACTTACGAAACATATCAAACAAATTTAGCATTGGCAGAACAAGAAAAAATTAATATCAAAGCATCAGCCCACGCTAAACTTGTTTCTCTTGGGTTGTCTGCTGATGAAATAGCATCTTTGGGAGCATAAACATGAGTTCAATAGCGGCAGGAACCACAAGCGGAACGGCTCTAGTCTCAAGTGCAGACACAAGTGGTACGCTACAACTTCAGATTAACGGAACTACTCCAGCAGTTACTTTAAACACATCAGGTGCTGTAGGTGTTGGTTCTTCACCATCGTATGGAAGTTCTGGTCAGGTGCTTACTTCGGGTGGTAGCAGTGCTGTCCCTACTTGGACTACGCCAAGCGCTGGTGCTATGGCGCTTATAAGTACTCAAACTATAAGTTCTGCTGTATCTTCAATTCAATTTACTGCTTTGACTGGATATGATAAATATTTTATATTGTTTGAAAATTTAACTTATTCTGCAACTTATGATTCTATAGGCGTTCAATTAGGAACTGGCGCTGGGCCTACTTATTTAACAAGTAATTATAATGTTAGCGTAATTGATACAGGCACATCTGGGACTTCACCCATTTATGCTTCTGGCACAGGATTAAACTCTCTTACTTATCCAGCAGGTACAGCCATGTTTTCTGGGTCAGTTGGTATAAGCGGATTAATGTATTTAAATGGATTTACTTCTACAACAGGTATAACAACAGCAAATTACCAATTAAATTTTCAAAAATACGATAGTTCTTATTGCCAAACAATTGGTATGGGTCAATTGCTAAGTAATACAACAATTAAAACAGCAATAAAAATATTTGGTGTTTCAAATTCTAGTAATTTAACTAGTGGAAAAATATCACTTTACGGTATTTCATCTTAAAGGGTAAAACATGGCAGTAATAATTGATGGCACAACAGGAATAACGACCCCCGGCGAAACAAACACGGGTAACTTGAGTGTTGCTGGAACTACAACGCTGACTACGCCACTGCCTGTTGCTTCTGGCGGTACAGGTGCAACTTCGTTGTCTGGCATTACTGTAGGTACTGCAACCACGGCAACGACTGCAACCACGGCAACGACTGCAACCACGGCTACAAACTTAGCCAGTGGTTCTAACGGAACCATACCTTACCAGACTGCTTCTGGAACAACAGCAATGTTAGCGGTGGGTACAAGTGGTCAAGTTCTGCAAACTAACGGCGCTGGCGCTCCAAGTTGGATAACTCCAAGTGCTGGTGCATTGACGTTAATTAGTACGCAAACCCTTTCAGGTTCCGTTGACCCAACATTTACATCTGGTATTTCATCTACATATAAAACATATCTACTTGTTACGCAACTTTATGGAAGCCAGAATTGGTATCCATTAATTAGGTTTTATGCGGCTGGTGGAGTAGATACTAACAATGCGTATTCATATTCTTTTAAAACTGGTAATACTTATTCTGGCGCCGCTGGGCAAGGCGCAATTTTTGTTTATAACGGACAAACGGGAAGTTCCCAAAGTACTGCGTACGGTTTTGAAACAATAATTTACGCCCAATATAGCCAATCGTATCCTTATTCGGTAGGAACTTCTTCAATTGGTAACATACAAGGAGGCAGTGTAATGCTTTCAAGTTCTGGCGGTTATGACAGTTCTGGTGGTAGAGGCGGAGCAATCACGGGTGTTCAAATTTATTCAAACGGAGTAGGCGTGTACGGTACGATTTCTTTATATGGAATTTCATAATGACAACATTAACTAAAATGGTTGACGGAGTTGTTCTCCCTTACACGGACGAAGACTATGCCCAACTTGAAAAAGATAGAGCAAATTTGGCTCAACTTCAACAACAATCAATTCCAACAAAAGAAGAATTGCTTGCTCAATTGCAAGCCCTTCAAGCACAAATTCAGGCACTAGCATGAACCTACAACTCCCAATTGAAACAGTAAACCAAGTCCTTGGTTACCTTGGCACACGCCCTTACCAAGAGGTGTTTAGCCTAATTCAAGCCATTCAGGATGCGGCAAAGCCTCCTGTTGCGCCAACTGAAGATCAGGGTAATGTCTGACACTCACGAACTAGCCACGGAGACTGACAAGCGCCTCGCGGTTCACGAAGCGATTTGTGCGTCCCGTTACGAGGGCATACAAAAGCGTTTTGACGACGGCTCCAAGAGAATGCAACGTATTGAGTACATCTTGTATTTAATTGTTGTAATAACTCTTTTAGGAACTGATTCGGTCTCTACGCTTTTGATGAAACTTATCATTCGATAGGGGTGCGACATTGACCCCTTCAGCATCTTACTCGCCGCGCAAACCGCTTTTGGAGTCATCAAACAGGGGGTCGCCCTCCTTCACGATGGTCGCATGGCGGTCGAGTCTGCTAAAAAAACTGTTGATCAAGCGATTGACGATGTTAAAACTATCAAAGGTGTCTGGGACTGGTTTATTGGGTTTTTCAAGTCATCCGACAAGACAACCGCGCCCAAGCCTGTGGCGCAAAAGAAAATTGCCAAAGCCCAACAATCTTACGAAGAGTTTGAAACCAAACTTATCAACGATATTGGTACAAGCCTCGGAGTTCTGTTTGACGCGCAACAACAGATTAACAACCATTACCTTGAACTAGAAGAAGAATCAAAAACCAAGTACAACCCAGAGCAAAACACCTCAAAGAAAGCAACGGAGAGGGTGCTTATTGAGTTGCAGATGGAAAAGATGATGGAGCAGGTAAGGGAGGCAATGGTGTATGCGCCTTCTGAATTAAAGGATTTGTATAGTCGATTCCTCAAGATGCACGCCAAGATAGAACGTGAACAGGAGTGGGCTAAGTCAGAAATGATTCGTAGGGCTAGGCTGGCTAGATGGCGCAAGGAGCAAGATGAGATTAGATTCATTGAGTTAACAAGTGGTGTAGTTGCCGTGGTATTTATATCTTCATTCTTTGGGTGGATCATGTGGGAACTACGAAACTTGTCTGTTGGATATTGATAGGAGTAGCAATATGTCTTATTGTTGGAGTTACATCAATGGCGTATGTGGAAACTCTATATATGAAAGCCCAACTCAGGCAAGAGATCAAAGAGTTGCGTAAATTAAAACGGGAACTAAAGGAGTCTAAATGAATTGGGCAGATGTATTAAAAGCAGTCATTCCTATCATTGTGGCATCCCTTGCTTGGCTCTTGGGTCAGGTCAACGATTTCTCCACGCGCTTGACGCGAATTGAAGGCGCTATGCCTGCATTGATTACCAAAGAGGGCATCCCAACGGACAGCCCAATTTCTGCGGATAGAAGAACCATTATGAAAGAGCAGTTGATGAACCACATCAACGAGTTGCAAGTCAAAGTCAGGTTGCTTGAAGAACGTGAAAAAATGGGAGTTAAAAAATGATACCTATTGGCGCACTTTTAGACATTGGCGGGAAGATACTAGATAAGGTCTTTCCTGACCCAGCACAGGCGGAGCAGGCCAAACTCAAACTGCTTGAGATGCAACAAAACGGAGAGTTGGCAAAACTCAACGCAGATGTATCTGAACAGCATGAACTCACAGAGAGACTTAAAGCGGACATGGGTTCTGACTCTTGGCTATCCAAAAACATCCGTCCTATGACCTTGGTGTTTATCTTAATCACTTATACAACGTTTGCCATGATGTCTGCATGGGACATTGAAGTTAACAACAATTACGTTGAATTACTGGGACAATGGGGTATGTTGATTATGTCGTTTTACTTTGGTGGTAGAACGTTGGAAAAGATCATGGATATGAAAGCCAAGAAGTGAACCTCAGCGAACACTTTACCCTTGAAGAGGCAACGTACAGCGAGACTGCTATACGGATGGGTATTAATAACCAACCCGATGAGCGCCAACTGGCAAACATGAAGGTGGCGGCGGGGCATTTGGAGGAGGTGCGAAATGTCACAGGCGCTCTTCGTGTTAATTCTTGGCTACGCTTGCCCGATGTTAATCTTGCTGTTGGCGGTTCTAAAGTATCCAGCCACATGGATGGTTGGGCTATTGATTGCTCTTCTTCTGCTCACACTCCTTACGACTTATGTCAAATTGTTTTAAAAGCAGGCATTAAGTTTGACCAGATGATCCATGAATACGGGCGGTGGATGCACATATCCTTTGCGCCTGAGATGCGTCAGCAAGAACTAACCATCTATAAGCCAGAAGGAAAATACAAGGCTGGAGTTTTAACCGAAGCCCAATACCATGCCAAAGTTGCCTAAACAAGGTCTAGGCAATACAATAACCTATACCAAATTCTTGGAGAAATAGCGTGACGACTGCTTCGGTAATGACATATGACTCCTTGGTCGAAAACATTCAGTCATATCTGGAGCGTACTGACACCGCTACGCTTGAGAAAATCCCTCTGTTCATCATGCTGGCAGAGCAAATTATTGCCAGCCAAATTAAGTTTTTAGGTAACTTAACCGTTGTGGAATCCACAATGGTTTCCAACCAAGCGGTTATTGATAAGCCAGCACGTTGGCATAAGACAGTTTCGTTCAATATTTCAGTGGCTGGTGAGCGCCAGCCTGTTTTGTTGCGCAAGTATGAGTACCTTCGTGAGTATTGGCCTGACGCGACCAAGACTGGTATTCCCGCGTACTTTGCGGATTACGACTACACCCATTGGTTGGTTGCACCAACTCCTACTACAACCTACTCATTTGAAGTGCTGTATTACGAGCGCATCCAACCTTTGGATTCTTCTAACCAGACGAATTGGTTCACAATTTACGCGCCACAAGCGTTGCTGTATGGGTCTTTGTTGCAGGCTATGCCGTTTCTCAAAAATGATGAGCGCATGGGTATGTGGCAACAGAACTATGACCTCATCATGCAAACCTTGATGGCGGAAGATAAATTGAGATTGGCTGATCGTCAAGCCGTAGCAGTGGACACATAATGAGTTACAACAGCCCTTTTACTGGTAACGTCATCCAGCCAACTGACGTATCGTATAGCCGCATCACGCTGACAGATGATTTGCAGTTGACGTGGCCTATCAACGGTTCGATAACCAATGATGCCGCCGCTAGAGTCATGGAGGTGTCAACCACTACCACGGCAAACGAATTGTGGATGCCTCCTGCTAATCAAGCCTCGGTAGGTCAGGATGCCTTGATTCGTAACGTCGGCTCTGTTTCGGTAACGGTCAAAGACTTTACTGGCGCAAACACCATTGTTACGGTTGCCGCTGGTCAGGCGCAGTACATCTACATTACAACCAACGCTACCACGGCTGGAACATGGGGCATTATTGCTTTTGGAATTGGTTCTTCTGGCGCAGACGCGGCTACATTGGCTGGATATGGACTTTTGGCTATTGGTCAGACGTTGAACCAAAGCCAGCCTGTAACGACTTTCTCCTCTAGTTACACCGCACTGACAACAGATCGTTCCAGCACCTATGTGTGGACTGGTGGCGCAGGAACTTTGACTCTATCGCTTGCGTCTACGCTTGGGAATAATTGGTTTATGTTTGTGCGCAACAGCGGCACTGGCGTTTTGACTGTTACAGGCACAAGCGGAGACTTAATTAACGGCTCCACATCAATTGTTCTTCAGCCCCTTGATTCTTGTATTGTTGTATGTAGCGGAACGCAGTTCTACACCGTTGGATTGGGTAAGTCTACGCAATTTGCATTCACTCAACTATCCAAGGCTGTTACGACTGGCAGTTACACGCTGACAGCGGCTGAGGCTTCCAACGTCATTCAAAAATATACTGGCGCGTTGTCAGGCAACGTGACCATCATTGTTCCTTCAACGGTTCAGGTTTATTACATTGTCAATGCAACAACTGGCGCATATACCGTAACCATTTCAACTGGTTCTGGGTCAAACGCTATTTTGACCGCTGGATCACAAGCCACGCTTGTTTGCGATTCTGTCAACTTGTTCAATGCCAACACTATTTTGGCTGGCTCATCTACAGTGAGTTTGAACAATGGTTCTGTTGGTGCGCCATCTTTGAACTTTTCTTCAGAAACAACTACTGGCATTTACCGCGCCGCTTCGGGTGAGTTCAATGTTGCAATATTGGGAGCACTGCGATTGACGGTGTCTGCCTCTGGAATTGCCGTTGTAGGTACTGGAACATTTTCTGGTGGGATTGCTGGCGGGACTTATTGATGACTAAAAAAGTTTTAACAATTGATACCCTACCCGGCATCCAGCGGGACGGTACTTTTTTCGATAAAAACTTTTACAGCGATGGTCGATGGGTAAGATTTCAACGCGGTCGTCCGCGCAAAGTGGGGGGATATCGGTCAATAACTCAACTAGCAACTGGCGTATCTCGGGGAATTTTTGTTAACTCCGCTGATGGCGTAAATCAAGTTTTTAACGGATACAGTTCTGGACTTGAGGTTCTTAACGTAAACAACCTTGGTATTGGCGGCGGTGTAAACCAGTTTGTCTTTAACGGTTTCATTTTGACGCTTAACACGCTTGTGGGCGGTACGCTATATACCAATGGAACTTATACAGGTGTAAGTCTAACTGGCGGTACTGGCACGGGTGCAAAGGCGACCATTGTGGTTGCTGGCGCTACGGTCACCACTGTGACCCTTACAGCGGCTGGTGATGGCTACGCTGTAGGCGATACCCTAAGCGCAACGGCGGCAACTATTGGTGGAACTGGCAGTGGGTTTTCCATTAAAGTGGCGACAATTAATAATGGGTTTACGGCAAATGATTTGAACCTTTGGCAATTTGATTCTTCTTTTGACTCTCAAGGTTCTGGGAATCAGTTGTTGTTGGCGCACCCCGGTCAAAACTTGGCGCAGATTGACCAAACCGTATCAACTCCAGTTTTGGCTGGAAATATAAATGGTTTGGCTATGCAACCTTTGCGCGACATTAATGGCACAACCCCTACGAATGCAACCATTTCTGTTGCTGGTGGAGTGGTTGTTTTGCACCCATACGTTTTTGTATATGGCGACAACGGTCTAATTAAGAACTGTGCCGCTGGTGATCCATACAATTGGAATAGCGCAGACTCTAACGAAGCCAATGTTGCCTCTACAAAGATTGTCAAGGGGTTACCCGTAAGGGGTGGTTCTAACGCTCCATCTGGTTTATTTTGGGCTTTAGACTCGTTAATTCGTGTCTCTTACACCCCAACAACAATTACTGTGGGCGCAACATCTAGCACTTTTTATTGGCGTTATGACATTATTTCTAGCCAGTCGTCGATCCTGTCATCGCAGTGCGTGATTGAATATGACGGCATCTACTATTGGATTGGTGTTGATCGATTTTTGCTATACAACGGCGTAGTTAAGGAAATTGCTAACACCATGAACCAAAACTACTTTTTTGACAATCTGAACTATGCGCAGAGTCAAAAGGTATGGGCAACAAAAGTTCCGCGTTTTGGTGAAATTTGGTGGTTCTATCCTTCTGGTGATTCAGTAGAGTGCAACAACTGCATCATCTATAACATTCGAGAAAACTGTTGGTATGACGCTGGTTTCTCTGATGGCGCTAAACGCACGGCTGGATATTTTTCACAAGTTTTTCATTACCCCATCAATGCTGGGGCAGACTTGAGTATTCAGGCAACGCTGTTTACGGCAAATATTGCCACAACAAATTCAAGCGCTACCGTGACCATGTCAATCAATAATCAAATTACAAACGGTCAATTGGTGGTGGCAACTGGGGTTCCTACGGGTGCATACATTTCTGCAATCGTTGCAAATTCAGCCGCAACAACTGCAACAGGTACTTCTGGTGCAAGCACTATTACGGTAGCAAGCGCAACGGGAATTTTAAGAAGTCAATTGGTGACTGGTACAGGAATCGGTACTGGCGCAACCGTTGTAAGTGTTGTGGGTACAACTATTACTTTGTCAGTTGTAAATTCTGGAGCGGTTTCAGGCGCGGTTGCGTTCTCTGGAAACACTTTGACGCTTTCTTCTGCGGCGACTGCCACAGCAATTGTGTCTGCAAACTTCCAAAGTGTGCCAAATAAAGTTATTCTTTGGCAACATGAAATTGGCACAGATGCTGTAATTGATCAGGTTTCTGATGCTATTGAGAGTTATTTTGAAACATCCGACTTGGGTTGGGTCAGTGGCGGCCCCTCCCAGTCCCCGCAGATTCCCCAAGGTGGCGTAGGCGAAAACCGTTGGTTGCATCTTGAGCGTGTCGAGCCTGACTTTGTGCAGTCTGGCGTTATGTCACTGCAAGTTGTTGGTCGACCATTTGCCCAAAAAGACGATGTAATTTCTGACCCATACTATTTTGACCCAGACACTGGCAAGGTAGATATGCGTGAGCAACGCAGAGAATTGAGATTGCGATTTAACAGCAATATACAAGGCGGAACTTACCAAATGGGTAAGGTTTTGCTCAGTGCAGACTTTGGCGACGTTCGCCCATACGGAAGTTAATATGGCACTGGCGCTTGTTTACGACCCTAGATATCACACATGGGACTCATGGGCGAGTCTTATGTGCGAGGCGTATGCTGGTCAACAATTGGCTGTTCCCTCTGGGGAGGAGCATTGGAAAGAGTGGGCGGCGGGATTGAAGGCGATTGATATATTTACCAACGAAGGCATTCCCGGCCCCTACATTTATGACAATTGGCATGATTGGGCGCAAGCGATTGTTGGCGCAATCAATCAACCAACACAGACTTTAGGATAACGTATGGCAGTAACAGAAGACCAAGTAGCCGAATGGCAAGCCGCAAATCCAAATGCAAGTATGGATCAACTTATTGCCGCCACTCAAAATGGATTACAACCACTTGCACAACCATCGCCACCACCCCCTCAGTATGAAAGTGCGCCACAAAGAGACATAGTTGAAACTAATCGTGAGACTTCTAATGGAACTGCTCCTATATTTAAAACAGCGGCTGAGGTCTATCAGAGCGTATTAGGTCGTGCTCCAGAAAATAAAGAAGTTGAAAAAGCGTGGGATGATTACTTTGGCGGAAATGTTGACGTATCAAAATTGCAAGGCTTTTTGCGTGCCGCGAGTCCTGAATTAAAGGCTACTGGTTACAAACCAGAAAATGAAGGTTTTAACGCCAAGGCTTATTTTGCGGGAAACAAAGACATTTCAGATGCCTACGCTATTGAAACTTATGGCTTAACCCCTGAGCAATTTGCCGCACAGAATTACAACATTTTTGGAAAGAAGGCAGGACGAGAAGCAGACCCAAGTGCTCAATACGACAAGTTAGTACAAGATGCATATAGCACAGTGCAAGGTCGCAGTGGAATTGGTACTGATAAAAGTAACATTGACCAAGGCGGTTTAGATTATTGGAAAAATCAATTAGTTTCTGGTGCTGTTACAAAAGATAAATTTAACGATGTTTTTGGTAATGCTACTTCTGCATATATAAAAGCAAATCCAAATGATGCCTACACGCAGTATGTTCAAAACTATCAATTAAAACAACAAACAGACACAATCAAGCAAGGTCTTTCTGCTGTATTAGCAGACAGCAATATTTCTTTAGATGAAGCCAAAAACATCAAGGCTTATCAAGACAAGTACAACTTTTCGCCAGAACAGATTGCCTCTGTTACAGGGATGAAAGTTGATTCTATAAAAACAATATTGGGTTCTCAGGATGCCATCATCAAAAACACGGTGTCGGCAAATTTAAATAACCCGTATGCTTTAGCAACTTTTGCAAAAAACAATGGTTTAACTGCACAACAATTAGCAGATGCTTCTGGTGGCGCTTTTACGCAGGCGCAAGCACAATCTGCTATTGATAAATCAGGTACTTTTCAAGGGCAAATTGAACTTATAAGCCCTACTGCGTATAACCAAATAGCAAACATGGCGAAATACACAGCCAATGAAAACTTTGGCGGAAAAATTCAAGACTATCAAGTTCAACTGTTTACGCCTTTGGATACGAACAAGACGAGCATACCAACACAGTTGGAATTTACAAAACCTTCTCCAATAACAGCAATTGACCCAGATACTGGAAATCCATATACATATACGCCACAACCTCAAGTAAAAAATCCAAACGTCACACGGGACGATGATGGAAACTTTGTTTCAACTACACCTACCTATGTTAATGGCATTCCTGTGTTTGCTTCTTATGACGACAAGGGAAAAATTACAGGTTACTCAGGCGATCCTCGTGTCGTTACTTGGTTAGATGGCGGTCATTATGTCTATGGAAATTGGGATGCACAAGGCAATGCAAAGCCTGCCCAAGTAGCAACAAGGGGAGGTGGTTTTTTTAAAAACTTGGCTCAAGATGTAGCGGGTGCGCTAAAAGACCTCGGCCCGCTTTGGACGGTTGCCAAAATAATTGAACCACAGTTGTCTTTAGTTGATGTTGCAACCGATGTAGCACAAGGTAAGTTTGACCTTGGCACGGTTATGAGCGGGATATCAGGCTATACAGGGTTGCAGAACGCAGATATTGCTGGTATGCAATCAGTGAATGGTTTAAATTCTGTAAGCGGTTTGGACTTATCCAGTGATATAGCAACTAAAGGATTTAATCCAGCGGTGCAGGCGGCATCAAATATTTCAACAGCAAAGTTGGCGGCCTCTGCAATCAGCGCAGTCCAAGCGGCTGATAAGGGTAACTTCACACCATTGATAGCAATGGGCGCAAATGTAGCAACCACTGAAAATCTGCCAACTGTGTCATTGGCTATGAGTACGCTATCCGCGGCTAATGCAATTGCAAAAAATGATCTAAGCGGTTTGTTACAAGTTTCTGGAAACTTGGTCAACAGTCCTGATTTGAAAGTTGCGGGAGCCGCGACCAAACTAATCCAAGCATACAACTCTGGCAATCAATCAGCGGTTACTTCGGCGGGTATGGAACTTGCCACTGCAATTGATACGAATGTACCAAGTGCTACCGCAACACTAAAAAGTATTGTGAATAATGCAGTATCTTCGATTAGCCCAACAACAAAAACTGCTTCGCTATCAGGTGAAGACATTCAAACTGAAGATACAACAAAACCAACTGGCGGATTAAATCAATTTGCTGATGTCAAAAATTTTGTGACTGATAACAAGAGCATATTGAATGCTGTAAATTCAGCAAGACAAAATACTGCTACACAAATTTCTGATTCAAAAGTAGGTAATCCACCTGCACAAGTAAATGTAAGTAAATTAACACCAATAACCAAAACGCCAAGTTTAAATTTGGTAAAAACTGCATCTTTTTATCCGCCTACCTCAAAATTGGCAACAACTTCAGGCAATCAAAATAAAGTGGTATAAAAATGGCTAAAAAAATTATTAACCCTTTTGAAACTAGAACACCAGTACGGACTATAAGTTCGGTGATGCGTAATGCGCCTCGCAACTTTGGCAGGTCTCAAACAAGAACAGGCGTTGCTCCAATCAACCAAAGCATTGCGGCAAACCCAAATAGACCTGTTACTTCAATTAGTAATCAAAACTTAGCAACAAATTCAAATAAACCTGTTGCGCCAATTTCTTCTGTTGGTTCACCTGTTGGAAAAACTCCACTTACTTCTGTAGTCCAGCCTAAAACCCCAATATCCAATTTGCCTAGCAAAGTTGTACAACCAGTTAGCAAAACGCCAGTTACTGTCAAGCAACCCGTTAAGCCAATTATTACAACGCCCAAAAAGCCTGTTACTCCTATAGTAACCACAACAAAGACTCCAGTAAAACCCATAACTACGCCAACCACAAAAACGCCAATAACTATTCCAAAAACTAATACCTCTGGCATAACCAGTGTTCTTAATAATCCAGTTGTCAAAACGATTGCAGGTGCTGGCGCTGGTGCTCTTATTGGAAAAGTTTTAGGTGGTGGCACTAAGCAACCCACTGGTGGTGGAACTTCTGGTAGCACAAGATCACCTGCTGGCGGAACTAGCGGAAGTTCAGGAGTTGTATTAAATCCATCAACTGGTTTGCCATCAGGCACAGGATTTGGTAATGAGCCAGATGAATACACGACTGACTCTTTGGGTAATGTTTATAAAACAATGCCTGATGGAACTTCTGTGCTTTATCGCGCCGCTGAGGTAGAAGATTTTCCAAACACTACAGTTGCTGGTGGAGATACAACCGTAACAGGTGGGGACACTGTCGTTGCTGGTGATACAACTGATGGAGACACTACGGTTACTGGGGGAGACATAATTCTTGCTGATGACAATACTGTAGGCGGTGATTACACATTAGGTGGTGGTGACGATTATTCACTTGGTGTTGGCGACTACACACTAGCGGGTAACGATACGCCAATAGATTTTGGTGGTAATGACTCGGGATACGATTTTAGTTATGACTCTTTTGCAAAAAATGGTGGCTCTATGCATCAAAAAAGAAAAGGCGGATTGCCTAGATTCGCTGACGGAAACCTTGTTGATGAGACTGGGGCTATCACAGACTATGCGATTAATCCTGAAACTGGAGACTTGTATAAGCCTTTAGGAACAAACGAGTCTGGTGACTCTTATGTGCCTGTTCTTGGTAGCCAAGGACAAACAAAATCCATGACTCCAACATCTTTGAGCGATGTTGCGCCAGTATCTAATACTAGTGCCGACACTTCCTATATGCCAGAAGGCGCTGTAGACAACAACGATGGAACTTACACTCTTAATGGCACAACTTTTGATATGCAAACGGATATGCCTTTGTACAGAGATAATCCAAAAGGCGGTGTGGATGTAGTTACTGACAACAATGATGGAACATATTCAATAGGAGATCAAACCTATGATATGCAAACTAATCAACCCATAAACTTTAGTGGCTCGCCAAGCAGTCCTAAACCAGTAGAAGCAATTAAATCTGCTGGTAGTGGAACTCAACAAAGTTTTCTTGCTAAACAAGCGGCTGACAAAGCAAAAGCAGAAGCATTAACTACAACTACTCCTGATACTGGCGTAGTAGATGCACTTAAAACTTATATATCAAATAATCCAGCGCTTGCTGGCGGTGCAATTGGCGCATTGCTAACTTCGTTGATGGGTTCAAGCGGTGATTCAAGCGGTACGAGACAGCCAGTAGATATTTCGGAATTAACAGCAATAACTCCAAGAACTACAGATTTCGGTGCAGGTATGACAAGCGGTCGCACAGGCACTGGTAGCACTGTTGTTCCCTACCAAGACTACGACCAAGGTTCTGATTACCAATACACCCCAGACCAGCGCTTGTATTCAGACCTTGGCATTTCTGGTTATTTGAACGAGCCTGAGATGACTCAGTACACCGACGACCAAGGTAATCCAGTGGATCAGTCTGGAATTGACCAGAGCGATACAAGTGGTGAAACCAGCACTGAGGAGCCAGCAATGGCTACTGGTGGTGCTACTCATTACACCTTTGGTCGCGCTATTGATCCTGCTGAGAGCCTTGGCTTGGCTAAGGGAATGAGAGCGGGCGGTCTTTCGCAGGCGCACACAATGCACAGCCACCACACCAATCCAGTGGTAGACAAGCGCGTGGATTTCCGTCAAGGCTCCGCTGTTAACGGTGCCGGCGATGGTCAATCGGACGACATTCCTGCATGGCTGGCTGATGGAGAATACGTTATGGATGCCGAATTGGTTTCCATGTTAGGTAACGGTTCTAATAAGGCTGGCGCAAAGGTGCTAGATAAGTTCCGTGAGGAAGTTCGCGCACACAAAAGAAGCGCACCTCTCGGTAAAATACCCCCAAAGGCTAAATCACCTTTGAACTATATCAAGGAGTCTATGAATGGCTGATCTATTCCAAGGCGCGGCACTGCCAGATGTAACCACAACGGTTCAGAAGCAGGATACCGCCCCCGATTACTACAACAATTACCTCCAAGATATTGCAAACTTAGGGCAGAGCGCTGTCCAACAGGGCGGTGTCGCAGGGTTTAGCCCGCTCCAACAGCAAGCCTTCCAAATGGCTCCAGACATGGCGTTTGCTGGCTCTGGGTCGCTGGGTCAAGCCAGTCAAATGCTGACAGGCGCAGGCGGTACAGCAACCCCTGAGATTGTTGGTGGTTACATGAACCCGTACCAAGCCAATGTTGTGGACGAGATGGGTCGTTTGGTCAACCGCAATGTAAAAGAAAATGTTTTGCCTGCACTCGGTGGCGCGGCGATTGGTTCTGGACAGTTTGGCTCACAGCGCCAGCAACAGATTACAGGAAACACGCTACGCGACATCCAAAGCGATTTGTTGGGTAAACAATACCAAGCCCTTAGCACTGGATACGATACGGCTACAAAGGCGGCGCAAGCCGATTTGACTCGGCAATTGACGGCAGGTCAGGGTTTGGGTCAACTAGGTCAAGCACAAAATCAACTTGGTACTGGTGGCCTAAACACCCTATTTAACTTTGGTGCAAACCAACAGAAGTTAGGGCAAGCGGCGCTTGATTACCCAATGTTGCAAGCACAAAACTATGCAAAACTTTTGCCAGCGGGTACGGTGCCTATGGGTTCATTACAGCAGACGGTGGCTCCCGGCACTCAAGGGCAGTTCGGACTCAGCCCACTGACTCAAATCGGTTCTTTGGGAACAATACTCGCGTCGTTGTCTGGTAATTCTGATATATCCAAGGCTATCAAAGAAGGAATGGATGTAACGAAACCAGTAGTAGCAAAGGCAGACGGCGGTGCTGTAATGATGGCAGATGGAGGAGTACCTATGGGCGCTTCTTACCACGATGGTCAGGGTAATTTCTATGATCAACATGGCTATTTAGTGGGGTAATAAATGAATGAACAACAGGGTGGTTTAAACCAAGTCTCTCAAGCGCCACCGCCTAATCAGGCTAATCAGCCTGTACAGCCTGCGCCAAAACTAGATCAGGCATCGCAGGCGGATCAAATTGCGTCTGAAAATCTATCCAACAAGGCAGGATTTGATGTTGACGCAGAGATGAGCAAATACCGTCAGGGTCAAAATATTTTGGATATGCAAATTCAAAAGATGCAAGAGGCTTTGACAAAGCGTATGCAACCCAATCAAGGTCTGAACTATGACCCTAAATTGTTGGCATTAGGCATAGGCATGGCGCAACCGACTAAAACAGGAAACTTTTTTGAGTCGCTTGGTCAGGGAGCATCAGCCTACAACAGGGCATCGCAAGATGAGTTGACTGGTCAAAGCGAATTGATGGGTAAACAAGTTGAATTGCAAAAAGCGGTTCAAGAAGAGCGCAAACGTCGTTTGTTAGAAAGCGCGTCATCTTCTCTTTATAAAAAAGTTAAAGACCCTTATGGCGAAGAAACTTTTGTGTTTGATCCTAATGCGGCGCAACGCTTAACGCAATTGTCTGGTGACCCAAAATATGTTGCACAAATAGTAGAGCAACAAAAAAAGTCAAACATAGAGACTGCGTATCGAAATATGTTTACGCAGGTTAAAACTCCCACTAAAGAAGGTGAAGAGCCTATTACTTCTTACCAAGTAAACCCAACCGCAGTGCGGGATATTTTCCGCTTGGCGGGGCCTAAAGACGCGCTGGAGTTTATCAAGGCTATTCCAGAGATGCGCAAGGCAGGTCTGCTTGGTGACCGTTCAACCGAAGGAACGCCATTTGATGCATTAGCAATGATGGCTCAAGACCCAGCCATTCGACAACAAGCGGTACTCGCCGCACAGAGATACAAGTCAGGACTAATAAAAGAAGAAGATGCCGACAAGTTAGCAAATCAAATGTTAACCATGATGACCTCGCATATGGATCGTCAGTCAGCATTGGCGCAGGCGGCGGCGGTGTCATCTGTCAACCAATCTTTAGCGCAACAGCGTTTGTTTGATCAGCAACAAGCCCAAGAGACAAAGAGAAATCTTGCACAACAAACCCAAAAACAGGCTTTCGATACTGCTCAGGATGTGATCAATCAAGTTAATTTAATTAAGAACCACCCCGGTCGCATGAACGGATTGACTACATACAATCCAGCGCAATTAGTCCGCGGCACAAATTCTTTTGACTTTATGAATGAAATGGAAAAACTCAAGTCCCAAACATTCTTGGCTAACGTTCAATCAATGAGGGGGTTGGGTGCGCTATCTAACAAAGAAGGCGACAAAATCACGGATGCAATTGCAAAACTCAATCCCGGGATGTCCAAAAAATCCTTTGATAACTCACTTGTTGAAATTAACAAGTTTATGGTGCGTGCTCAACAACGTGCAAAAGATATTGCTGAAGGTCGTCCGCCCGTATTTGATGAGGAGCCAGCGTCGCCATCGTCTAGTGGCAAACCAAAATTTACAGTACTTGGAACTGAACCAGCAAAGGCTCCGTAATGTCTGATGTAATTTACAAAATCCAAGCGCCAGACGGAACGATACTGAAGATTCAAGGCCCTTCGGGGGCGACTGAGGCTGACCTCCAACAAGCGGCGGAGGAGCACTACTCTTCCATAAAGAAACAAGCCCCAGCAGAGCCTGTAAAACCACTTGTTCAAGAGCCTCCGCAAAAGGTTGCGTCACCAAACCCCTACGCAAACCCAGACACAGTTTATGACCCTGTTAGCGGGGTTCCTATGGATTACGGTATGGGTCAACGCATGGGTGCTACGTTGATGAGCGGATCGGCTGGAATGCTTAAGCCATTTGCTGGTGCGGCTCAGTTTCTAGGCATCAACAAACCTGCTGAAACTCTAGAAAAAGTTACTAACATGGGCGCACAAGTTGGTGGAACGCCAGCCGAAGTTGCTGATATTGTGGGTCAAGTTGCCAGTCCTGCGCCTATGAAGATGTTTGAATTGGCAGGCAAGATTCCAAAATTTGTTCCGCAGATTCGTGGAGCCACATCAAAAATAGGTTCTGTCTTAGATAAATCTGTATTGGCTAAGTCTGCCGCACAAGGAGCAGGTTCTGCGGCTTTTACGCCAACATCAGACACAGGAGACTATGCAGATTTCTTGACAAAGAAAGCCGAGCAGATGGGCGAGGGCGCAGTGCTTGGGGGCGTATTAGGCAAGGCGGGTCAGTTAGTTTTTGATCCCAAAGTTTCTGCTGAAATGAAGATGTTGAAAGATTTGGGAATGAAGCACTTCACGCCCGGTCAACTCGCGGGGCAAATCCCAGTGGTTGGAGGCATGATTCAAAAAGCGGAAGAAGCACTGACTAGCGCCCCATTACTTGGTTCAATCATTGGACACGGACAACGCATAGCAACCGAAGACTTCAACCGCGCTATGGGTAATCAGGTACTAAAACCTTTGCACGAGACTTTGCCAAAAAGTGTCTCTGCTGGTCAGGACATGATCAACCATTTGTATTCAAAAATAAATGGTGCGTATAAAAGTTTAGAGCCAAAAATCTCTTTTGGTAACTTTATTGACCCTAAGACCAATTCGACAACTATCAATCGAATGATGGATTCGAGTGTCAACATAACAAAAAATCTTGTCCCAGAAGCCGCTCAAAAAGTAGATGACGCTCTGAAGAAAACATTCTTTGAGCCACTCTTGGAAAGATATTCGCTTGATGGAAAACAATTTCGCATTGCCGAAATGAGTTTGGGCGAGATGGCTAAGACATATATTTCAAGCGCAGACCCAATACAGCGCAGTCAAGGTTTTGCCCTGCGTGAGTTCCAAGAAGCCTTACGCAATGAATTGACCAAACAAAACCCACAAGTGGGCAAAGAACTTAGAGAGGCGCACGAGGCGTTTAAAAATTATCTTCGCGTAGAAAAAGCGGCGGCTTTGCGTGGCGCAGATGAGGCTGTATTTTCTGCCAACCAAATGCGTTCCGCGGCTGAGTCTATGGCTGGTCGTCGTGCAACTGCAAGAGGTATAGGTATGTCAGTGCCTGAGTCTCAGGCGGCGGTCTCCGTTATGGGTAAAGGACTGCCAGATAGCGGTACAGCGGCTCGTTTGCTAACTCCAGCGGCATTGGGAAAGATGCTTGGATTTGGCGCGGCGGAGGCTGGCGGACATTTTCTTACAAGCGGTGCTCCGTTAGTTGCCGCGGGCGCTATGTACAACAAACCTGCAATGCGTGGCTTGACTGCATTGGCTACAGAAAGACCAGCGCAAATGCGTGCGGTAGCAGAACCTGTGCGCGGTGGCTTGTCACAACTTGGTGGTATTTTGGCGGCTAAACGCGAACGCCAAGAAGAATAAGGAGCAGTTGCCACTCTCCTTTTTGCCCCCTTTTCAGGGGGCTTTTTTATGCGTTTCCTGCTGTCATCATTAACAGCATTTGAGTCTGTAGGAAGTTATGCTCGGCATCTTCGACACCGTCGTCAAAGCCTTTCATATACGCTTCCAACAGAGCCTTTTCTATTTCGGCTTCTGATTTGCCAACGAGCGAGCCACCTCTGAATTCATGTCGTTCACAATTTGTATGCATCTCTGGTGTTCCCTTCCAGCAATGATGGGTTGAAGGTATGCCTCCAGTTTATGTGCAAACTGGACGATGTCTACCTCGTCGGCAATGAGCGCATTTGGCTCGTGCAGATCACAGTAAAAAAAGATTTGTTTGACTTCTTCTTCGCTTAACATGGTTTCCTCATTGGTGTTGATTTTTTAATTGCCAGAACGACAGGAGGTGCATAAACATCTCCCAGCCACGATTTAAATCCTCAGCCTGCCATTCTTTTACAACGACTAGATTGGGGACGCTACGAGACACAAACACGTTTGCACAACGTGCGTGCGGTATGCCTAGACCAACTCGATATGCCGAGAGTTGCATAAGGTGCTCGTCATAGGCATCGACCTTTGCGGGGTCGCTAAACTCTTTGGTCTTGATGTCAATGACCGCGTTAAAGGTTCCAGCGCAAAATAAATCGCACTTACCTCCAAAACCTGCCTCATGTGCAAATGCACGTTCGGAAATCCAGACGGCTTCTCCGAAGTGATCTGTGATGGCTTTGACGCAGGCGCTAACACTCTCTTGGTGTTTTCCTGTTGGTCTATCTTCATAATGTCCTTGAATAGATGCATGGATATCAGTTCCAGCATCCGCCGCCGAACGACCCTGTTCTTTGGAATCGTTGATGATTCGGTCGATGTATTCCTTTTCAGGTTCGTCGGGGCGGCGTGGAAGGGTTAGCGCCGCATACAGCACCTGTTGTTGCATCCAAGCAAGCAGGGCTGGTTTAGCGGCGACATTGAGAACCGTAGTTACCGAGGGTACAAGGTTCATTGTACGGGCATCACGCAAGGTTGTAGCCCTTTGTCCGCCCTTTTTAGCCTCTACGGTATACATAGGCGCACCGTCACGGGTGTACCAGTGATTGCTTTCGCTGGCGCGAGTTGTTGAAACAGTTAAAGTCATTGCCACTCTCCTTTTTAATTAAAACGGGATGTCATCATCCATCTCTTCAAACCCTTTTTTGGGGGCAGTGACAGGGTTGAAGGATTGTGAGTTACTAAAACGCTCTTTCCATTCGGGCGTTGCTTGTAACTTCTCTTTCATCTTGTTGCTGAAAGTCTCAAACAATTCCATGTTTGGGTCTTCCATGTCAAAAATTGTTAGTTCGTTATGAGGGTCAGGCAAACCAGCCTTTTTCATTTGTGATGACACTGGGTTAATGCTAGAGATGTTGGTGTACTCGTTGCCATCGTTGCCAACTTCTTTGACTACAGACAACAAAGCCCAAGCGCCCAATACATTCTTGAGTTCAAACCCATTGAGTTCTTCTTGGGTAAATGCCCGTGAGCGCCAGTTCTCAAGTTCTTGACGCAAGATGGCGTTTTCGCCAAGGCTGGCTGTAAAGGTCTTGCTGATGGACAAGGGTTCGCCTTTGTCGGTGGTCAGCGCGTGACCACTAGCATCCTCGCTATGAACTTCAAACTGCAACATAACCTTGGGTTGTTGCTTGGTAGCGCCCTTCCAAGTGGTGATTTGAGTACCCATGTCGATGACGCGGTAGCAACGCGCGAGGTGCATCCCCGGCGGTACTTGTTTAAAAGTGGATACCCCACCTGATGCTTTCACTGTTAATCCCATGATTCGCTCCTGATTGATAAAGTTTCTAAAGTCACAATTGGACGTTTTGGCACACCGCATTCACTGCGAATGATGCTCCAGTCGTCCCCACTAGCAACGCCCGCCTCAGCCCTTTCCAGAGCCTCCTCAAGCATTTGCATTCTTTCCAACATTAGTTGGTGCATTTCTTCTTCACTGTTCATAGTTCACTTTTGAGTTAAACACGCCTAAGTGTATCATGTTTAATCTGTAGTTGCACAATTATTTTTTCTGGTGTAAGATGCAGTTAACCAAAAAGGAAATAAGATGACGTTACAAGAATTTTTTAAAGACAAACCAAGAGGCTCAATGATTGCTATGGCTCGTAAGTTGGGTATTAGCAAGACTTGGTTTTCATTGATTGTTACGGGGCGACAACTGCCTAGCCCCGAACTGGCTCGTGACATCGAGTTGAGCACAGGCAGAAAAGTGAAGAGGGCGGAACTCCGACCCGACATATTTGGAAAGACAGCGAAATGATATGGTACAAATTCCACATAGGCGACTACATCTCACACACCATGCACTTAGACGATGCCGAAGACTTGGCATACCGTCGATTGTTGGATTGGTACTACATGAGCGAAAAACCATTGCCATTAGACATTGCGTTAGTTTCTAGACGCATACGACTTGATGAGGATGTGGTGGCTCCAGTGTTAGCAGAATTTTTTGTAAAGACTAAAGACGGTTATATCAACCCACGAGCAGATAAGGAAATATTTGCTTACAACGTGCGTGTGGAATTAAATAGAAAGTCTGCAAAATTGGGCGGTAGACCTAAAACCATTGAGGTTCCTAAAGAAGAACCATTAAGCCCCCCCAAACAGAACAGATACAGAACAGATACAGAACAGAATATAAATACAGATGCTAACGCATCTTTGTCGGGAACTCCGTTCCCTCCTTGTCCCCACAAAGCGTTATTAAAACTTTATCAAAAGCATTTGCCTCATCTCACTCAGCCAAGGGTATGGGAAGGCTCTAGGCAGTCCAGCATGAAGTCCAGATGGATTCAGGCAAGTAAGCCATCGGAGTATTCGCCCAAGGGGTATGACACATTGGAAGATGGGTTGACGTGGTGGGATTCTTTTTTTGGATACATTGCTAACGACACAAGTCTTGCAAAAGGTTTTGAGACTAATGGCAGGACGTGGCAACCTGATTTGGTGTGGATAGTTAACGCAACAAATTTTGCAAAAATTATTGATGGGAAATATACAAAATGACATTTGCCAAACCAGAAAGAAAGAATGATTTTGTGGATGTGGATGCGATGCTGTACTGCACGCACCCCGGTTGCACCAAGCGGTGGTCAGTGATGATGGAAAGACGGCTATGCAGTTATCACGCATGGAGCGAAGACAAGCCCTCTTACCCTCCTGCCAAGCCAATGGAAAAACTTATTGACAAGTTGACCGACAAGCCAATCCCCAAAAGTTATTACGAAAGAGATGAGGATTTTTAATGGATAAACAACAAGCCCATGAACTACTTGATGCAAGAAAACGAGGACTTGCAGTCCTACCTAGCGCGATTGATCAAGCACTATTCCTCACAGGAGACCTTAGAAGAAATGCGTTGGAGTTTGGCGCAGGAATGGATAAATCGTTACAACATACAAGTTCAACAGGTTGGCAAAGTAAAGGCAAAGACTTGGTGGCTAACACAGGTAGATTTTATGGAAGCCAAGCGTGGTTTGATATTCGTAACGGACTTAAGAAAACGAATGAACAAATTGAGAACCAAACATGATTGAGTTAACACTACCTTGGCCTCCGTCGGTCAACACTTACTGGCGAAACTTCGATGGTCGAATGATTATTTCTGCTAAAGGGAGAGAGTACCGAGAAACTGTTGGTGACCAGATGATTTTGCAGAAAGCAATCAAACACTTTACAGGCCGGCTATGCGTGGAGATTGAGGCATGGCGACCAGACAAACGACGCAGGGATTTAGACAACCTGTTGAAAGCAACGCTCGATGCGCTGGCGCACGCAGGTGTGTATGAAGACGATTCGCAGATTGTTGACCTACGCATTTATTGGTCAGAAGATATTGGTGGAATGTTGAAAATCAAAATTAAGGAGATTTTATGATTGCATATGCGTTTCGTTTTCTTAATGACGAAGACAAGCCTACGGGTTGGTACGGGATTGCATTTGCGCCAGACAAAAGAGAATTGTTTTGGCAAATTGACCAACATGGAGACCCATACGGTTGTGAAATAAAAGTATTGAATCGTGGTAGTTGTTGTCTTTTAAAAAGTGAAGACGATGAATTTGTAGATGCAGAGGTAGACACAAACTTTTTGCTGAACGATAAACCTTGGATAAAGCCAACTTGGAAAAAGCCACATGAAACAAGAACCAGAATGGATTGATGTATTGGCTTTGGTTGCTATGCATTCGTTGTTGCAAACAGCCCCTAAAAATACAAAAGTAGAACACATTGCTATTCACTCTTATGAGTTGGCTAAAGCAATGATGTTAGAAAAAACAGATTTAATAAATCAAGGAGTTAGTAATGATTGACCAATTTGATATGTTTGAGGGCGAGGGTTCTTTTCTCGCAAAGATGCGCAATAACTGGAACAAGTCGATTGAGGCTGACGGTGGGTTTTGTCCATGCTGTGGCAAGTGGGGCAAGGTCTATAAAACCAAACTAAGTCAGCACCTTGCGTTATGCCTGCGATGGATGTATATCCACGGAGATGCGGTGGATGGATGGGTTGATGTGCAAAATACAGCGCCACGTTGGATGCTCAAGAGTAAGACATATCCTTTGCTTGAGCATTGGGACTTAATTGAATCGAAGTCAACGCGCTCAGGAATTTGGCGCGTGAGTTTGAAGGGTCAAGACTTTGTACAGGGACTAACTAACTTACCAAGTGCTGTACACATCTATGACAACAAGGTGTGGGGATTTGAGGCAGAAGAAGTTTCTTTTCGAGGTTGTTTTGGCACCCACTTTGACTTCGATGAGATGATGTCAGACCAATTTAAGTGGGCTAACTTACAGGAGAAAAAGCAATGACGCTTGATACTTTTTGGACAGCCATTTTTGTTACGTTAGCGTTGACTGGCGTACTGACTTGGATTGTTGGAATATTTGCTGTTTGGTTTTATTGGATGAGCAATCGTCCACCACAGGAGTAAGAGATGAACGAAGACAGAGACCCCCACAAAGCCGTTGACTACATATTGCTCAACGGTAAAAACTTTGCAAAGGCAAAAGCCGAGCGTTGTTACATTGAAGAATTTCGTAAATCTCTTAAAGCGTTGTTGATGAAAAGATCGTTGGAATCAGCAATAGGAGCGCAGGAGCGTGATGCATATGCAGACCCTGAGTATGTCAAGTTGCTTGAGGGTTTGCGAGTGGCAATTGAAACGGAAGAAAAGTTACGTTGGGATTTGATTGGTGCGCAGGCACGAGTTGAAATATGGCGCACTGAGCAGGCAAATAACAGAGCAGAAGGAAAGGCTACGCAATGACGATTGATGATGACATTGTTGAACGGATATATGAACTGCCTGAGAACAAGCAATTACGCGAAGATGTAAAGAGGTTCATCATTAAAAAACAAATACTTGATGCCGCAGATAACTGCCCCATGTGCGCCGAACATAAAAAGTCTAGACATCTTTGGCAAGAGATAGCCCTGTACTTATTTGAAAAAAAAGGAGTGAAGAATGGTTGAAGAAGACGAAGAATTTACTCGCATAGAGATGGAGTCTCGCATCAAGCAAGAGTACATCCGAAACATGAAGACACCCACCAGAGAACAACTAATGGCTGAGGTCACCGTGCTGACTGAGATGGTGCGCGTCTTGTCTGACAAGGTTACTGAGTTGGAGGGTAAGCATGACTGAAGAAGATGATGACATCCAAGACTACGTTCGCCCTTGGGTGGGGCTGACGGATGATGAGTATCAAGATATTTTGAAAAAAGCAGACGGATGTGGATTTTTAGTTTTTTACAATTTAATAGAAGAAAAACTAAGGCATAAAAACACATGACTACAAAAGCAGAACGCAAGCATATGAACACCGTGGCTGAACTTGGGTGCGCGGTATGCAGGCGTATGGGGTACGCGGGTACGCCTGCCGAGTTGCACCATCCAAGGCGATTGGCGGGGGGTTGGGGGCGTTCTAGCCACATGAGTGTCATACCGCTATGCCCAGAGCACCACAGAGGCTCTACGGGCGTTCACGGGCTTGGCACGAAAGGATTCCCTAAACACTGGGGCTACACCGAAGAAGACTTGCTAATTGACACTTTAGGATTACTTGAGGGCAATATTAGGGAAATCACCTAGAAAATATTTGCAAATAGTTGTTGACATCGTTTAAGACTGGCTTAAACTACACACATCGACACAGCAATAACGCACAGTCGATACAGTGAAGGAAACAGTGAAATGAACAACGACCTAAACCTCAACAGCGTAGACACTCTCGGTTCTTTGTTGGCGCAGATTGCCGACCTTACAAAACAAGCCGAGGCTATCAAGGACGCAATCAAGGAATCAGCCAGCAAGGGTGGCGCTAAGGTAGTCGAAGGCGCTATCTTCAAAGCCACCTACAGCGACTCCAACGTCACAACTTTTGACAAGGACAAATTCATCGCTAAGTTCGGCGCGACTGAGTACGCAAACTACACCAAGACCAGCGCTCGTTTCACCGTCAAAGTTACATCACGTTAATCAGGAGTCCAACATGAAAAACCCAGCATGGAAAAAAGACTTTGTGGTTGTAATGCACAGCGATTACGACAACACATGGATTGACAAAACTATCCCTTGCACCTTAAAGCAGGCTGTTAAGTTTGTCTATGCCAAGCGTTGGAGTCACGCCTTGGATAAAGGCACTGTACGCATTTTGAGCACTGCTGATTGGGCAAAACTCAAACTGGAAGGGGAGCGCGATGCCAAAGTTGCCCCGTTCAATTACGACGCGCCATACAACCCCCAGTTTTTGGGCGCACAACCAGCCCGTGCAGGCGAAGACTATTAAAAAGGAGCCACAACATGAACGAATCAACTATGAGCGAATACATCAAAGGCTTTGACCACGGGTGCGACTACATCGTGGCGGAGATCGAGCGATACACCAAGGAGGCTAACAGCCACGACGCGATGGTGCTGGTCGATTTGGTTAAGCGCCTCAAGATGGAGGAAAACACCAAGAATATTGCGGCTATTCCATCACTTAAAGGGCAGGAGAAAGTTTTGTGAAAGCCCATCAAAGAATTATTCGTGAACAGGCTGAGTTCAAAGAATCTTCTTCTCTTTTTCCAGTTGTACCTGAAAACATTTGTTTGGATGATGCTCAATTCAAACGCATTGACTACCTGACAGCAAAACCAATCATTGAGGAACATGAATGGATTGGCACAATGCCTTTGCCTAAGTCATGCCGCTATATGTTTGGCGTTTATTTTGAAAATATATTGGGTGGGGTTGCTGTGTTTGTTGAACCATCAACTCGTCAATTTAATGCTTTGTATCCTAGAGTTGTGTTGCAATTAAACAGAGGTGCTTGCGTCTGGTGGACACCAAAAAATACAGCAAGTTGGCTTATCTCTAAAAGTTGTGATTACCTTAAAAACGAAAACATAAAAGCCATAATTGCGTATTGCACACCAGAGGCTGGTGAGATCGGCACAATCTATCAGGCTTGCAATTTCCTTTATGTTGGAGACACAACCAAATCTAAAGCATATTTTTTAGACAACCATTGGGTGTCTGCTAGAACTATGGCTGACAAAACTGCATGGGCTAAAGACAAGCACCCTATGTGGGCAAAGGCTTTCCAAGAAATACCTGTACGAAATCAAAAGCCAAAGCATAGATATATCAAGTTAATCGGCAACAAAAACGAGAACAGAAAATTTTTTAAGGTCTACAACTATGAGGCCAAACCATATCCAAGGCGGGAGAGTTCAGAGGTGAACGCTGTATCCAATACAGAGGCAAGGTTCGATTCCTTGATCCCGCTCCATCAATAGGTAAAACAAATGCGCAGAATAACGCCTGAAGGCCGTTTAGCGGACTTTCACCCAGAGGTAGGCAAACTCTGGCGTAGTCGCCATGAAGAGCCAGAGCAGGAGGTATTCAAGCGCCAGCCACCGTGGATGGCTCCAGAGTCCGAAGACATTGACAACAAAATTGATTTGGAGCGCTTGATTCCAAAAACTTTGGAACAACTGACCGATAGAGAAAGGGCTTGCCTTTGGTTTCGGTTTTGGGACGACCGCACGCTTGATGATGTCGGGCAGTTCTTTCGAGTGACCAAGGAGAGGGTACGCCAGATTGAGGCTAAAGCGCTCCGTAAATTAAGACACCCATCTCGTAGTGATCGACTGTATCCCTTCATTGACCGATGCCCAATAGAGCAACGTAAGCAAAAGGAAGAGGCTGAAAAACATCGTAAGTGGGCTATTAAGTGGCGCGAAGACCAGTTGATTGAGAAACTTTTGGCACTTAGGGAAACTACTTAGAAAATAATTGTTGACAGGCTGTTCGTTTAAGATATACTTAAACCAACAACAGCAATAGTGCAGTTGTAAACAGTGAAGGAACAGTGAATATGGAAACAAATCAAATCAGAGGTAATTGCCAGTGTTGCGGTCGCCAGCAGGCTATCAAAAACGGCAAGATGGCAAAACATGGTTACACCGTAGAGCACGGTTGGTTCAATGGTGTGTGTTCTGGTGAGCGCCACGCCCCTATCCAAGTAAGCCGTACAGAGACTGACAAAATCATTGCTGACATCAAGGCAGAGATTCCAGAGTTGTTGAAACAGGCAGAGCAGGTAATCATGGGCAAGTTGTTGCCGCAGTTTGTGATTACTGGTCGCCACAGCAAAAGAGTCACTATTCCTTACGTCGAAGCAAACTCCTATGACCAGCGCCAAGCCCGTCAACAATTAGAGTGGGAATTAAAAATGAAGGCGCGTGCCGGCGAATCATTTATCAAAACACTTGGTGAAATCGCTGATGAGTACCACGGTAAGCCTTTGGTCACAGTTACCAAGACAGCCCCAGTACAAATCGAAATTGGCGAGAAAAGAACCGCACACGATGCAATCTATGTAGCCACCCAATTAGACGGCGCACGGGTTTACTTCAAAGCCCAGAGAGAAGAGAAAGTTTGGAAGAGTTGGATTGGCTCCACCGCTTGGAGAAAGATGGAGAAGGTCTAAAGCAGGGGGGGCGAAAGCCCCTCTCCCAATACTAGGGAAAGTACCTAGAAAATAAATTGATAAAGTTGTTGACATCGTTTAAGTTGGTGTTATACTAGTATCACTGACACAGCAATACCGCATAGTCAGTAACAGTGAAGGAAAGTGAAATGAACTATCAACACAATGACGGAGGCCGCAAAGCCGCAGGCTTCAAGGGAACAGCAGGCGACTGTGGTGCCCGTGCAATGGCAATCGCACTGTGCCTCGACTACAAGGCCGTGTACAAGGAACTGGCTCAAGCCAATGCCGACAACGGTCGTGCTAAGTCAGCCCGTAACGGCATCAACAAAGACATCTACGCAGAGGTGCTGAAGCGTTACGGTTGGGTGTGGCACAAGGCTCCCCAGTTCACAGGCCGTAAAGCGCGTTGCAGTGATATGCCCAAGGGTGTGGTCATTGCCAAGCAGGCCCACCACTTCGTGGCCGTGATCGACGGTGTGGCTAACGACATCTGGAACTGCACCGAGCGTATGGTGTACGGGTACTGGGTTAAGCAATAAACCAACGGGGGGTTCTCCCCCCACTAACAGTGAAGGAATAGTGAAATGATTCGTTTTAGCAAACAAAATTTAATCAACGCTTTGGAAACAAAAATTGCAAAGATGGAAGATATATGGGGGTTTGTCACCACTAACGGTACAAACCAAATTAAAGACAAAACAGATTTTGATCGCGTTATGGCTTATGGCGAATACATCTCATTGTTGGATATTTATGAGTCTGTTAGAGATAACACATTTTTAAATTAGGAGCACACGATGAATTTCCAAACCAGAATTGAAACCACCGAAAGAGGTGAAGTGGTATTTACTGATAAGCACGACGACGAGGTCTGGTTGTCTATTCATGTAAAGGGTGGTGGTGCTCACGTCACCTTGACTTTTGAGCAGGCACGTCAGATGATTCACGCATTGCAGTGCGTCGTTGACAACGTCCCAGTACCAGAGGAGGAAGAGGCATGAACAAGCAGGAAATAGACGAGATGATGAGTCATCTCCCGAGCCAGCAAATACCAGAAGAAACCTTGTTTGAAAAGGTTGGAATTGCTATAATGGTTTTGTTGGTTGTGTTTCTTTTGGCGTGGGTTCCAGACTTTGTGTTGACTGAGCAGGAATGCGCACAGCAGGAGTCGAGCGCCTACGTCAAAAACCTTTGCAAAGAATCAACGAAACCTTAATGGTTTCACAATGGTTTTCGGAGGTCTGTAATCTTTATATAGGTGAAGTAGGCCAAGCCCGTGTGATTCGGGACAAAGCATCCGAGGGAAGGTGACTCGGAGCCATCACGCATGGGGATTGGTAGCCCTGTACAGGCTATTTTGGTACAGCGATAGAGAGTTATTGTGTAGGTTCGGCCTGCCGTGATTTTCGCAGTCCCCAGCCGTGTTGGTAGTGCGTAATGCGGGTTAGCGCCGCACTCTTGCGTGTTGTGCAAATACTAAAGACGGAAACACTGCTTTATGTGAGCGTGCTACCAACAACCTATTGGCGAAAACCATAAAG